CACTGAAGTATTGAACTGTGAGAATTCGCAGAAATAACGTTAATTTCCCCTTGCAGATACAAAGTTTTCATTTTAGAAAGAACTGTAAGTATTTTTACTACATCGTTTAAATTTAATGACTCGTGTTTGTATATTTCAATGGCCTCGCTCCCCCAGATCATATCTTCTAATCCTTTAGACACGTTGTTGGAAAGTATTAGTTCGTCAATATACTGACTATCTTCTGTAGGGTTTTCTATAAAGTAATCTATCATTTCATCTTTAAAATTAGGCCCTATTAGATTAAAGTTTTTGTGTTCAACACAAAAAGCAATTAATATACAGAAAAAATCGTTTATATACTCTTTATTTTTATACATTTTACTTAATTCATCAATCGCGACATTAAAATCAGATTTATTAAGTATGTCATTTCTTTCAAGAAAACTAAAAGGAAGCGGAGCATCATCATATATTAAATCATTGTAAACTAGTTCTTCTTTATAACTTCTCATTATATGCTCAACTACTTTTTTGTCATTTGTGTATTTTAAATAGCTTGACATTTCTTGATTTATTGTGTCGTCTCCAAGTCCTTGTGCATTCATTTGTTTTTCTATTCTTAAGATTTGGCTTAAGGTAGCTTTTGAATACATCTCAGCAAATGACGTTTCTTTTCTGGTACTTACTCTATTTACAATCAAGTCTAATATGTCTTTGTTAACTATATCGTTTATTGTTGTTGAGTCTATAGATTGATTTTTAGCATCAACTGTCGATCCACCTTTTTCTTCTAATATGGCTTCACCTTCATACACAGTATATGACAAACAAAGTCTTCTATTCACAGACTTGTCATTATCATAGTCTGTTCTTATAACATAAAACATGTGCAAATTACCTGCGTAATTTGGAAACATGTTATTCCCTGTAGAGACTCCAGTGCACCAACCACTTCTTCTTTTCGGGTCAGTCTCTTCCGAACCGTCAGGTTTTCCATGTGTCCATGCTATTGAACCCTGTATTGTTTTAGGTTCAATCACAATCCAGTCACGACCACTATACACAACGTCAAAGTCTTGATAACTCCCAATTATAGGCTTACCACTCTGATATCTGCATTGTTGCCTAACTTCATTTTTATTAAAACTGGACTTAGCATCTATTTGTTTTCTAAGTTCATCAATAGAAATATTGCCACTACCTATTTGATCTTTAATCTTTGGCCCTACTGATTGATAGATTTTTTTATAATGAAGCTTGCAAACATCTAATATTTCTTTAACGGGCTCTTGAGTTGTATTTATTTCATTTTGAATGACTTGTGTATATTTTGTGATAAATCTATTACTATTCCAAAATTCTATAAAATACTTAATTTCCCTTTCAGATCTTTCTTTTTTCTGTAATGTTTGAATTAATTCATCTCGAGAAATTATCTTGTGCTCGTTAAGAAGAAAAGTCTTCCATTCATTTAATAACTGTGTAGTTTTCACTTAAAACCCTTTTTATATCTTTTCTATTTAGCATGCTTATTTATGATCCTTAGTAATATTAATACGTGTAAATTAAATATTAATTAATTATAATAAATAAAAACAAGAAAGGTATATAATTTGTCTATTGATTTAATAACACCACCAAATAGATTTGTATCGCTTCATTCACACTCAACTTTTAGTACTTTTGATGGTCTAGGATATCCAGCAGATCACATTGATTTTGTTCTTTCTGAATCACAAGGAATGGATGCTTGGGCACTAACAGATCATGGTAATGGTAATGGTCTTGCACATGCTCATTCGCATGCTGTTAAAATGCAAAAAGCAGGCAGAAAGTTTAGACAAATATACGGAGTAGAATTCTATTTTGTTCCTTCACTAGATCAGTGGACTAGCGACTATGCAGATCACAAGCAATCAATTAAAGATGCAAAAACAGCTGCTGCAGCTGAAAAGAAGAGTAAAGAAAAAATCATTATTGATGCTGATGATGAGAGTGGTGGTCTTGTCATAGAGGATGAAGATGAATCTAAAAAGATTGATATACTTAAAGATGAGTGGAAGCGACGTTATCACTTAGTAGTTACAGCAAGAAATAGAAAGGGTCTTAATAATCTATTTACCCTTGTAAAAAAATCATACAAAGACGGCTTTTATAGATACCCGCGCATTGACTTTAAAATGCTTAAAGAGCACGGCGAAGGTTTACATGTCAATACAGCATGCTTAGGAGGCATATACAGTAATAGAATACTTCGTGGTGTAGCTCATGACAAATCACGTGATGAAATCCAAAAAGACCTGCAAAACTTATCAGATAGATTTACAGATGCTGTTGGTATTGAAAACTTTAAGTTAGAGCTACAATTTAACAAACTTAATAAGCAACACGTTGTTAATGACTATCTTATTGAGCATCATAAGCTAACGGGTATTCCACTTATATCAACAGCAGACTCTCATTACCCGAGCAATGACAAATGGCAAGCAAGAGAGTTATATAAAAAGCTTGGATGGTTAGGCAAGAAAGATGGTCTAACGCTTCCAGCATTTGAAGATCTTAAGTGTGAGTTGTATCCAAAAAACGCTCAGCAGATGTGGGATGAGTTTCTTGAAGGTTACAAAGAACACGATTTTTATAAAGGTAACGAGCAGCTAGTTAAAGAGTCAATAGAAAGAACACATGACATTGTCTGGAATGATTTTGAAGATACTTGGATAGATGTAAGTGCAAAGCTTCCAACAATATCAATTCCTAACAAAACACCTTTTAAACACCTATCAGACTTAGTCAAGAACGCTTTAATCAGCGAAGGTTTACATACTAACAAAGAATATGTAGATAGAGCTAAATATGAATTGTCTGATATTAAGTATTTAGGACATGAAGCTTATTTCATTACAATGTATGAAATCTTTAAAAAGGCTGAAACGAAGACATTATTTGGTCCTGCTCGAGGAAGTGGTGGAGGTTCTTTGGTTAACTATCTATTAGGCATTACTCAGCTTGACCCTATTCCTTATAACTTACTTTGGAGCAGATTCTTAGGTAGGCATCGTGTTTCTTGGCCAGACATAGACACAGATGCTGGTGATCGCGATGAACTCATCAATGCAGCTAAAGAGCTATACGGTGATGATGCTGTTATTCCAGTATCAAACTTCAACACACTTAAGCTTAAGTCGCTAGTAAAAGATATTGCAAAGTTTTATGATATTCCATTTGACGAAGTAAATAAGGTAACTGGCCCTCTTCAAGATCAAGTAATGCAAAAAGCAATGGACAAGAATCAAGAAAAGTCTGTGTTCGTTCTTAAGCATGAAGATTGCATGAAACACTCTCCTGAGTATAATTCGTTTATGACAGAATACCCAGAAGTTGCTGAGCATGTTGAAACTTTATTTATGCAGAATAGAGCTATTGGTAGACATGCAGGAGGCGTAATAATAGCAGATGCTGATTCACTAGCTGAATCTATGCCTATTGTTGGTGTTCGTGGTGAACTACAAACTCCGTGGACAGAAGGTATGAACTTTAGAAATCTTGAAGATAACGGATTTTTAAAGTTTGACTTTTTAGGTTTAACACTGCTCAAGGACGTAGAAAACTGTATATATAGAATTCTTAAAAAACAAGGAAATCCTAACCCAACATTCTCAGATGCTCGAGCATTTTTTGATAAGTATTTAAATTGTAGGTTTGTAAAACAGGATGATAAAAAAGTTTGGGAACATGTATATAAGGACGGTCACTTTTGCGGTGTTTTCCAATTTACAGCTGTAGGTGCAAGAAACTTTGCAAAAGAGGCAGAGCCTGATTCAATTGAGGAACTAGCAGCATTAACTGCAATTTACCGTCCGGGACCTCTTAAAGCAAATGTACATAAGAAATATGTTAAAGCAAAGAGAAACGTAGGTGATATAAAATATGAGCATCCTATTATTGAAAAGATACTTGGCCCAACATTTAACTATGTAGTGTTTCAAGAGCAGTTTATGCTTTTAGCACAAGAGCTAAGCGGATTTGATCCTGGCGAAGCTGACAAGCTTAGAAAGACTTTGGTAAAGAAGTCTTTAGATACTCTACATTCTAAAGGCTCAGAAAAGGCAATTGCTAGAGATAAGTTTATTAAAGGTGCTAAAGAGCTAAACGATGTTCCAGAATCAGTATCATCTAAGTTATGGGCAGACATAGAAAATTTTGCTGTTTACGGCTTTAACAAATCCCATGCTATTGCATATGCTATCGGGTCATATTATGCTGCTTGGTTGCATACTCATTATGAGACTGAGTGGCTTGCTGCGATATTGCAATCTGAAAATGGTAATCCTAAAGGCATGTCAAAAGCAATTTCAGAGATTAAATCTTTTGGTTACGAGATTGCTGCAATCGATATAAATCACTCAGGTCTAGAATGGGAATATTCTGATGTGTTGAAAGCCTTTGTGCCGCCTTTGACTTCTCTTAAAGGAGTAGGAGACAAAGCTGTTGAAGAAGTATTTGCAAATAGACCATACAAAAATTTAAATAATTTATTTTATGATACAGAAGGTGCATGGAAACATTCAAAGCTAAACAAAACAGCTTTTTCATCGCTAGCGAAGATGGAAGCATTTAAGTCTCTTGATGAGTTTAAAGATAATACACTTGATAATCATAAACAACTCCATGATTTGATCCTCGATAATTATGCTATTTTAAAGAAAGGTTATTGGGGAATGACAAAAACTGCAGTAAAAAGAGCAAAAAAGAACGAAGAAACAATTGTCCCTATTGTAGATCATTTAATTACTAGATATAAAGTTATTAGTGACTGGTGCAGATCAGAAAAAATAAAGAATTATTTCAATCTCAGCAATGATGCAAGTGATGACCTCCTATTTCCACCTAAATTAATAAATCGATTAAAACAGAAACAAATTAACAGCGTATTTGATATACCACAAGGTGAAAGAGGAATTGGCTGGTTTACAGTTACTGAGGTAATACATAAGACAACAAAGAATGGTAAGGCTTTTATGCGCTGGAAGTGCGTTGACTCAGATAATCGTAGTGGCTGGCTACGTGTGTGGGGAAGCATTGAAGAAGGAGTTGAATTTAGTACATGGCTTGTAGACGTAAAGAATGATGCTGGTTGGGGTATGTCTACTAATTTAGGCAAGCTTAAAAAGATTAATGCTTTTGATTAAATAAAAGTTTATTTTAGTCTTCCAATTATTATTTTCATATATACATTCTTCTGTCTACTGTTTTAATTATATTTTAAATGCACTTTTTATATATCTAAAACTAATAAATGTTTTTCTTTTAGAAGTTCAATAATATTAGCGTTGTCTTTTCTATAAGTTTTGCTTAAAGGGCTTTCTGGCCACATATACCCCATATGGTCCATAGCAGAAAACTGTGAAGTATCATCAGACGTCTGTGGTGTTAAAGGCATTAGCTTTCTAACGCCTTGATCTTCCCACTGATCTGGATACTCTTTTTTGTAATAAGAAATATCATCAGGATTAATATCTAGCTGTTTAGCAACGACATCATTTCTTTTAACGTAATTTTTCCAAACTTTAATTGCTTCGTCTGTGACTGATGCAGAGTCTGGCTTTATTCCTGCATTTAAATTGTTAGAAACAAATTCTATAACAACTTCATACAAAAGAGGACCCATTCCTTTTTTTGTGTCGTGTGTTTTTTTTATGTACCAAGTAGAGTTAACTTCATCTTTTGCTTTGCCTGGAGCTTCAACATCAGGGTTGTCATATTCTGAAGCTAGCTTTGCTTTAGATGACATTATTTCTATGCAGCCGTATAATTGCGGCGCTAATTCATGTTGTTTTTTTTCTTTGCTATTTAAATACAAATTAACATTAGAAAACATTGATTTTTCTTTGCTTACATAACCAATATTATATTTGTTAATGTTTTCTTTTTGAATTTTTATTTTATACTCTAAATTGCTGTTAAAATTAATTTCTTCTAGTTTATTTATTTGTTTATATATTTTTTCAATACTAACTGGTTTATCTTCTTCACTTTCATTTAAAAAGTTTTTCCACTCTTTAATTAGCATTTTAAAGTTTTTGTTATTCATTATTTTCCCAACTATTTTTTCATTGTTTTGTAAATTTAATTATTATATTATATAATAATTTTAAAAAGGATTTAAATGAGATTTTTAAATATTAATATAGAAGGTCCTGATTGTAGTGGTAAGACTACACTTTTTAATAGAATTCATAAAGAAACAAGCTTTAAGTACAACATACAAGACAGAAGCTGTATGTCAATGTATGTTTATGCAAAATTGTATGAAAGAGATAACGCTTCTTTTTGGTTTGATAAAGTTCTTGAAGACATTAAACGATTAGATACATTATATATTGTTCTTTTACCTTCAAACCATACTGTGTTAGAAAGACTAAGAAAAAGAGGTGATGAGTTTCAAGATGAAGAAAGCATTATGGATGTCAAACGTTTATTTTACAACTTAGTTAAATGCGGATTTGGTAACTTTCCAAATGTTTTAGTGCTAGAAGACATTGAAGATTTAACGCAGAAAGTTGATATGTGTTTAAGCTTTATTGAAAGTTTAAATGAATTTCCTAGTGGCGACTTAATAAAGTCTATTGTTATTAATAGCGGCAGAAACGAATTAGTTGACGTACAATGCAAGGAAGTAGTTGACATTAGCTCTTTAGACTACACAGCATTAAATTTTCCTGAAGAAAAATCGTATTATGAAAAAATTACTACAGATATTGAAAATAAGATCTTTAAAGAATTTGCAGGTTTAAATTCACATAATACACCACAAAAACATGACAGTAGAAGATTTGTTTATACTGATGCAAGTTGTATATCGCTTATTCATGCTTTGTTTCGAAAGAACAGACTAAACGTTTCAGTGACACTTAGATCTTCAAATGTAATTAAAACACTCTGGGCAGATTATGAATTTTTAAAGATAATTAGTGTAAAATTAGCAGAACTTATGCAACTTGACGAAAGCATACCAGTCGATTTGACTATTAATATAAGGTCTGCACATATTGTACCTTAAGGAAATTAAATGAATCCGTTTTTTAAAATATATACGGGTCCAATGTTTGGATCAAAAACAACAAGGCTAGTAGCAGAAATCGATCGTTCTTCTTATAAAGACAGAAAAATTTTTGCTTTTAAAGCAAAGAAAGATAAAAGATACGACGCTGAATCTATATCTACACATAGTGGTGTTACATGGCCTGCAATTTGTATCAATGATGCACTAGAAATATTTGACTATTTAAACGATGATTATAATCTTTCTAATGTGTTAATTGCTGTAGACGAAGCTTTTATGATTAAAGGAATTGATGAAGCTTTAATTTCTTTATTTTTTAAAGGCGCTAATATTGTAGTTTCTACAATTCAATTAGATGCAAACGAAAGACCTTTTGAAAATATAAAAAACATGTTGCCTTTTGCAACGCATATTGAAATTTGTCCGGCAGTTTGTACAAAATGCAATAACGATGCTTATTATACAGCAGCAATGTTTGACATAGATAACGCAACAGATGAAGAGCGAGTTGGTTCTAAAGACATGTATGAGCCAAGATGCTCAAAACATTACAAGGCATTTTTTAAATATGAATAGAGAATATTTATTTAAAAAAGGTAGAAAAGCATGTCAATAAAATTTAAATCAGCAGAAATGTACTATGGAATACGTGTATACATTTCTGAAAATTCAGACAAAGATTTTTATTTAACAAAATCTTTGATTAACAACTTAAAAAACGTTGAAATAAAATTTAGACAAAATAGAATAAATACACCGGTAGCAGACTTATTTAAACATCTTGTTATAATAAAAGGAAGTAAAGAAAGAAGTAGTATTGACAAGATACATAAATCTGGAGCTGCTAATTGGAGGGCTTTTTTTAATCCAGACACAGAGACTATAGCTTTTGACTTGCAACACTTTAAAAACGAAGAAGCATTAATTAATACTTTAGTTCATGAAATAGGTCATGCAATACATGTTAAATTTGTAACGCCAGATGCTAGCAAATACATTTCAGTAGTAGGAAAACAATATGTTAATGTTATAGTTAGTCTCAAAGACCTTAAAAGTATTGTTGAACAAAACGTACATGACGACGACTTGTGCATGAGACTTATAAAAAAAGCTGAAGATGTATTTTATGATTTTGCAGATTTACTAGATAACAGTATTAATTCTTCAGACTACGATGAAAATCATAAAACTTCAAATATTTCTTTCCAAATATGTGAAGAATATGAACTGTATCTTAAGGAAAAAGGAATTAAAACTTATGTTTCAAAAATTGAAAAAATGATTAGTGTAATAATGAAATTTATACCTTCTGAGTATGGTGCCACAGAAGAGAAAGAGTTTTTTGCTGAGTGTTTTAGGCAGTTTATTTTAAGCCCAGATGATCTTTCTTTGAACAATAGAAACATGATCATTAATGCATTAACATATTCTAGAGCACAAGGTAAAGAATTAATGCAGGCACATAAGCTTTTAAAAAACTATGTTAGATATATTATTGATTAATTATTTTAAATTATTACAGCAGGCGTCGAAGTCCTTTCGAGTCAATTTATAAATCTTACACCAGTTTTTTATTCTTTTTTCTTTGCGCTCGTAGTATCTATCACCATCAATATTACAGATTTCTCTTGCGTCTTCTTCCTGCTCCTGAGTAAAGTGTCTTCCAGGAAAGTATGGATGATCAGGTGCATTTGAATAATAATCCATTTGAGAAACCTCGCCTCTTTCAAATGCACCTCGAAATGCAGTAGGCGAGTTATAACCTGAGTGTGCAATGTATGAGTCTCTCTGATCATCTTCTAGCAACACTTTTCTTATAATTCTTCTTAAACGGCTTTCTGTAATTTTCATATCTCTTACTTTCTTTGTAAATTTTAAAATAATGTACACAATTAAATATTAAGTAAATATAATAAAAAGGTAAATAATGGAAAATATAGCTCGTCCCTCTTGGGACAAAATATGGATGACAATGGCAGAAACTATTGCACAAAGAAGTCATCATTCTACTTTCAAGGTAGGCGCTATTATAGTAACGTCAGATAATACACAAGTGCTTTCTTTGGGGTATAATGGTAATGCTGCAGGATTATCAAACGTACCTCAATCTGAAGAACCTGGCTGTAGTGGTTTATTACATGCTGAAATTAATGCTTTACTTAAGCTGGATTATAATAACCCAAAAGATAAAGTTATGTATTTGACGTTAAGCCCTTGCACAAACTGCGCGATCGCTGTTATTAATAGTGGAATAAAAAAAGTAGTCTATAAAACAAAGTATAGAGACGATACAGGCATTAACATGTTAACATCTGCAGGTGTGTTAGTAGAGCAATTTAATTTAAACAAATAAAATAATTTATAATCGTCTTCATATTTATTACTATAATTAATCTGAAAATAACAGAAATAGGTAGTAACACATATGAGTCTAAAACTTAAAGACGCTTTATTTGAAACTAATGAAAAAAATCTATATAAGATTTTTGAAAAAGCAGATAAAAGAGAACTTGAAGGAAATGTTCAAGCGCTTAATAAGCAAAAACTACAAGCTGTGGTTAAAGCAATTGCAACTTCTTTAAATAACAAGTTACCGGATACGGAAACTGTAAAGCTAAAAGACGTAATGAAGTCTCCTTTAGGTGTTTTTGGTTTTAATGACATTAAAGCACTATCAAATGTTCCTATTGCACTAGGTCTAAAAATTGATCCTGTTAACATTAAAGGAGATCAATCACAAGGCATTGATCCTCTTTCTTTTAAAGCTGCAGATACTTTTGATATTATGCCAATACAGATTGTTAACAAATTTGGTGAGGCAATAGGTGGAAATGTTAAAGGCAACGAGATGATAGGAATTGCTTATTTTCCTGCAATAATGAAACCTTTAGATAATCCAGAATTTCATGTTAAAAGATTTGGATTGAAGCCTCCAGAAAAAGGTAATACTTTAATGCATATGAAGGTACCTTTAGATATTCCTGTTGAGCTGGTTACTAAAGAAGAGTTTGAAGAGATTCAAAAAGCTTTTCTTACAGGTAAAGAAGCAGTTATTAATAGAATTAGTAATTTGCAAAAGTCTAGAATAAGTGGAGGAGTTCCGGAGCAAGCAGGTCAAAGTGATGTTGCTATGTCAAAGAATAAGAGAAAAACATCTGCAGACAATAAAGATGCGAGTAGTAACGAAGATAAAGATATAGACAACAAGACAGATTCAATAGAAAAACCAGATAAAATGCCAGAAGCATTTAACTTTTCTACAGGAAAAAAACTTCATGAACATTCTTTGTCATCATTGCTTTTAGAGAGTCAAGATGAAGATCCAGTTACAGAACCTGCAGCAAAATTGGACAAAGGTGGTGCGCAAGCGGAAATCGTTCCTCAACGAGTTGAATTTATGCTTAAAGATTTTCCTGGAGTAACTATTGAGCAAATGTTTTCTGTAGGTTCTGATATTTTTGCAGGAGATGAAAAAATAAGAAAAGCTGGTGTTGCCGGCGTTATTGACGATAATATAGAACAAAAACTAGATTCATATTTTGATAGTATGAGTAGCTTTCAATTAGCATGTTTTTATCTGTACCTTGAAGCTATAGGTGAAATGGATGAATTTAATGCTACAGCTAATCAAACGGTATGGAAAAATTATATAAATAATAATTTTGGTGGTTCTATAGAAAATATGGTAACCGCGTTTAAAAGCAATCCTGAATCTCTTGATTTAAAACAAAATGGTATTACTAAAGATGAATTAGTAGCTTTATTTGATGATTTAAAACAACCTGAAGTTCAGGTTGCAACTCATATAGATAATTCTGTAAGTGGTGATAGTAAAGGATCGGCTACAGACCCTTTCAGTGAAGATCTTGATTCATTGTTTGACATAATAGATGTTGATGGTGTTGATGGTTGGTCGAACATGGATCCAGATGAACAAATAGATGCAGTGAGCTCAAATCTAAGTGGCAGTCAATTACAACAAGTACTTAATACAGCTGAAGAAAACACTGGTAACGAAATGACGATACAAGCATTAACAAATGCTGATGCACCTTTTTGCAATTTAGTTGTTGGAAATGAAAAAGAAAGTGACGAAAAATCTAGTATTCTATTTTTTCAAAGTATACAAATGTCCCCTAAAGGTAGACGTAAAAAAAATATTGTCTTTATAATCTTATTTAAAGATAATGGTGGCTACGAATTTTTAAGGAAAGATCATAAATTTGATACATACAAAGAAATAATAGATAATCTTGCAGACTGCGCACTATATGATATTTCAAAAAACAAAGAACCCGATGTGCTTTCTATTTTATCTAGAATAAAAGAATTAGATGCCACCGAAGGCAAACAAACGATTACTAAAACGCTTCAAGATGAATTTAATATAGATATTGAACATCTTGAAAGTCAAGATGATGACAAAGGGCAAGAAAAACCAGACGAAATTCAACAAGCTAGTTCTAAAGTTCCTAATGCGCCAAGCGAAGAAGAGCAAAAAGCTTACGAAGGATTTCAAGATATTTTTAGTGCTAATCGATATGATAATAATTTGTCGACAGCGCAAAATAATATTTCAAAAGTACAAGACACAGAGCAAAAAATTCCAGATAAAATAAAGTCTAAAATCGATCAGATTGACAAATTATCTGGAGTCGATCAAAATGATATTAAAAATGTAGGTGCGCTTTTAAATGCAAAGAGCGATTTATGTCGAACTATGTCAACTGTAATGGATGACGTAGAAGATTGTGCAAAAAATTTATCAAAACTTGTAAAATTTAAACCAAAAATAAGTGAAGAAGGCGAAGAACGAAAATTTGTGCCTAAGTATAGGACTAAATCTTTTGTTGCGGGTCTTGATTATGTTAAAAAAGTTGCTAATTTAGTAGAAGAAACTTTTAATGCTATGGGAATTAGTGAATTTCTTTCTCAAGAAAGTGAATCTCAAAATACTGTTGCTATGCTTAATAACAGTGCTCGTCCAATTGTAAAAAGTATATTAGACTTTAAATATAAAGATAATAAAAGATCATATTCTCAATTTAGTCAATGGAGCAAAACTTATAAAATAAGTACTCGAGTAAATGATCAGTGGGAAAAAAAGACTGGCGATGATGTTAAAAATTCTATTCAATATTTAATTGAAGAGTTAGTAAAAGCATTTAAAAAAGGCTCAGCACAAATAGAAAAAGAGCTTAATAATGCTATTGAAGATTTTAGTAAAGAAAACGCTGAAGCTTTAAGTAAAGTTGAACAAGGTGCCTTTAATTGGCGTGAAGGTTTAAAATATGATATTGATAAAATATACAAGCCTTTTAGTAAAATAAGTGGTATTGATATAACATACGAGACGTTTGAATCTTATTTCGACTCATTTGTTGAGCAGGCACAAGAAAGAGTAGAAACTTCAAAAAAAGAGTTTGACCCAAGCATTTTAGAAAAGCCTTTAGTATTAGACTTAGATGCTGTAATTGGTGAATTAGAAAAAGTTAATATTAAAGACGAATCTATTAATGACTTGGCAATTATATTGGCTAGAAACTTTATTGAGATAGATGATAAAAAACGTCAGCAATTAACTGCTGTTGAAGCACAAAGATATTTTGTAGAATCTTTTTATGAAGCATTAGATATTCAAGGAAAGAGCGGAAGATTTTTAGAAAATGCTAACAAAAAAGGTGAGCCTTTAAATGAAATTGTAGGAGTCGCAGCTGGTGCAGTAGCAAGTGCAGCTTTGTTTTGTGGCGTTACTCTAGGCACTTCTATTGTAATTATTGCTCTTGCAGGTTATGGAATAGGTCAGATTACTGGTTTTGATGACTGGATTAAACGAAAATTATCAAAAAAAGTGCTTAAAAAGCAAGACGTTGTTGAAGCTATAATGGATAATGACGAAATGGTAGCAGCATATAAAAAGCTAATAAAAGTTAGTTTGTTAAAAGCTGCGCAAGAATACTTTATATCTCTTGAAAGTAGTTTAGAAGAAAAATTTAATATTAAGCTAAAATATAGTAATCAAAAAGAATATAGGGCAGTAAAGACTAGACAGCAAGAAGAGAAAAAGTCTGCTAAAGCTATTGAAAACATGTCTGACTTTGGTAAAGAGCTTATGACAAAAATAGAAGATGTTGGACATGATGTTCTTCCTTCTATGCCGGGATCACAACACTTTTCTGATGTCACAGTGACACGTGTTAATAGTGCGCTTAGAGAAAGCAAGCATATTAACATGATAATTAATCATTTAAGTGATGGCAATACTGCAGGTCAAGAAAATGCTGGGTTTGTGTATCAAAAAGGCTTGGGTCAGCTTATTCTTAAAGAATCAGAAGAAAATTCTGTGTCAAGCAAAAAAGAGCAAATAAACATTCCAGTAAATAAAATGTTTGGAGAGCTCAAGAGACTTATTGGTCAGTCTATTTCTAAAACAAATTACAATGAAAAAATCCTCAGAGACTTAGAAAAAGACTTTATAAAGTACGGTAATGAAAATTCTTCAAAAATAAGCATAACAAAAGCAGAGAACAAAACAATCCCAGTTAGTTTTGTAGTACAAAAAATATCTGCTTACACTGGTATACCTCAAGCTAAAATTAAAAAGCAGCTTTTTGAAAGCAAAAATAGAAATTCAAACTTAATAAATTACAATAATAAAAAGAACATTGAAAACTTAATAAACGAAAACATTCTAAGTGGTTCTCTTGCTAATCTTTTACTTGAAGAAAGTTCAGTTGTATCACATGTAAGCTCTGCAGGTCAATATTCAAGAGATGGTCGATTCTATTTTGAGAACTTGCAAAGCAAGGGCAGCGATGGAGTGGAGAAATATGATTACTATGTTACTGACTTTGCTAAAAGTATTAAAAGGCCTACAATAAAATTTGATCTTAATGATGTTGGTATTGTACCGTCAAAGGGCAGTCAGTTTACCATTAGTTCTGAAGATGGGGCTGATCCTACACCTTTTGTTAGATTTAGTGTTGAACACAATGGTGTTAAAAAAGTTTTAAGATTTAGAGCAGATGGAATTGCTAGTGATTTTGACAAGGATGTAAAAATATTCTTGAAATTGAAAAATATGGATGCTGCGGAAAGGATGAGATACTCTGATCAAATTAGTAAAATATCTAATCGACTTGGTAATCTAAAAGGAAAAATTGATCCTAATGGTAAGATTACAATAACATCAGACGGTGAGAATGTAGGTATAATAAAGAATGTTAAAGAATTTAAAACGCCTCCAATTAGTAGAACTAATAAATTAACTGAAGATAGATTTAATGATATGATTGAAAGTACGTCAGCTAAGGGTGAAATTTATCTATCTGCTTCAGAAAATTTACAAGCGAAACATGATCAATTTCTACTACATAAATTAGGTGGTGAACGTAGTGATTACGTAGTAAAAAAAGGTTTAGCTATTCCTAAAGAACACATGCTAGAAGGAGAAATACAGTGGGGAGATTCAGACGTTATTGAAGGTGTAAAAGCTTTTAAAACTAATGGGGAATTTGTTGAAATAAAAATTGCTGCTGGATCAACTAGCGGTGAAATTGTTACAATTTCACCTGATGGTGTAGAGCTAGCTTCTAGATCACGAGTTATAGAGCTTAGAGACAAACTTGTCGGAAATCCAGTAAAGTTTAAAACTACAGGTGATACAATTTCAGATAATGGTTTAGTTTCTTCAAAACTAGAAATGTCTGCGAAGGCAAAGGAAACTCTAGGTAGTGCTGGTACTGAGGTTGGTGAACAGGCTGGTGCTGAGGCTGGTGCTGAGGCTGGTGCTGAGGCTGGTGCTGAGGCTGGTTCAGAGGCTGGTTCAGAGGCTGGTTCAGAGGCTGGTTCAGAGGCTGGAGAGCAAGCAGCTGGTGAACAAGCTGGAGAGCAAGTAGATACAGAAATTAAGGACGTCAAGTCTAATGATTCTAATATAGACATTTTTAAAGATGATAAAGTAGATTCAATTGATCAAGATGCTTTAGATGAAATATATAAAGATCATATGAGAACAGACTCAGGCGGTAATATTAGACTAGACGCTCAACATTTAGATGATGATTTTGAAAAGTTAGGTTATAAAGTAGATACTTCTAATAGTGTTGGTGAAATAAAACTATATAGGATTGACTCAGATGGCAATGCATCTTCGGAAGTAATAGAAACTTTTGAAAACAGTCCGGATGGTGTTAAAGATCTTTGTCAAAAAATAAACGATTTGAAAGGTCAAAGTAATATTTCTTTAGAAGTTAAAGAAATTAATATGGAAACTAAAACTTTAACAAAAATCGATCCAGAGTCTGAAGGTTTTTTTGCAGGTGCTAAGAAATTCTATAACGACTTGTTTGATTCATCTTCTAGTGTGACAGACAAGACTCTTTCTAATATTGCTATATCTAAAGGCCCACCTATGACTGGTCCTGATGCTGAAGCATTTCAAAACTTATTTAATGCTGACGGTTTTGAGTCTGCTAAAGTTTTTGAGCTCAAAGGCGGAGGTGGAATAATTGACTTTGGTAATGGTAAAGTAATTGCTTCACCTACAATTGAAAATCTAAAAGAGCAATATGGTATAATAGCACAAAATAACTTTGATTTTAAAGTTGCAATGGCTAAAGAGTTTGGAAAGGAATATGCAACTGTTTCAAGCGGTGCTGAAGTTGTAGAACCTACGCTTGGTGAGGCTTTAGTGGGGAAAATAGGTGCATGGTTGCCAATAATTCCTTTAGCACTTTATGGTTATAAAACTTTTAAGAGCATACAGTCAGCTAAAAAAGACGTTATAATAAAAGCTATGTTAGATAGCATTAAAGCTGAGTCTGATATAGGTTTCTTTAACATTTCAGCATCTGTGCCTTTAGCTTATAAAATATGTAAGTTACTAGAAGAAAACAAACAAACATTAAAGGAAAATGGTATTAATATTGTTGGTTCTCTAGGTCAAGAAAAAGCAGGAACTACTGGAATGGGTAGCCAAAAGTTAGCTTCAAGCAAACTTGTATCTTCTCTTAAGCAGCAACTTAGAACTAGTACTAGTGGTCCGTTTAAGAAGTGGAGAGGACAATCAAAGGCAAGTGGCGTAAATGCAGATAGTATTACAGATGATCAAATTGCGCAAGCAATAAACGGAGGTTTAACACAGATCTGTGTTGGTCTTCTTAAGATTTATGATAAAGAAAGATATAAAGAAACAGTTAAGACTGCAGATAAGGAAAGCTACAGTAAAGAAGCTTCTAAGTGGTTTAAAAGCAAAAATTATGACAATGTCATTAATAGAATTGGTGGTGAAGAAGTTTCCAGTAATAGAGAAAAAATGCTGCAAAAAAATGTTTCAAAAGAAGTAGAGCTATTATCAAACTTTATTATTGGACTAAATAGAGACTCAAAAGGTTTAGGTGAAAGCTTTTACAAAAACAAACTAAAAAACCTTTTGTTTGAAACAGGATTTTTGACTGAAGTTTCAAATAAAACAATTATTGACGTTAAAGAACTTAAAAGTGGATTAAGATCTTCTGGTGTAGCAGTATACTCTTCAGGATTAAAACCTGATAGCAAAGATTTCGTTGAAGGTGAAAACTATTTAGTTGGTACACTTGCAGACTTTTTATACACTAACTTTGACATTGAAGTTAAAGGAGTAGAAGAATATCAAAAGCTCAACTTAACAAAGGTTGCTGTAGAAGCTGATGTTGATCAAGATGCAAAAGTTGGTGAATCTGCTTCTAAAGAGCTTGAAGCTGTTGTTGGTAATGGACCGGTTGCACAAAACATGAATGCACCTATGGACTTAAATCAGCTAGCTGGTTTAATTAATATGAGCGGCGGCAATAATGCACTTTTGCTTATACTACTCCTTTCACAACAACCTCAACTTCTTCAAGCACTTGTTGCACTTCAAGGTAAAGGTGGTGCTTCTTTATTAGACGGACTTAACTTAATAAAGCAAGAAGCACCTGAAGATGCTAAAGAAAAGCTTGAAGGGATTGATAGAGACATAGAACAAGCTTTGGAGTATCAAAACAACTCTAAACCAAATATGTCAAAGAAAGATGTTAAAAGGCTTTATAAACTACTAAATGCTGATCCTTTGAGCAAGCTAAGCAATCAAAATATAATATCAGGATCAAAAATTAACATAAAAGATTCAAGCATGTTTGTTGCAAACTTAAGACGCTATTTTAATATAACAGATGGAAATGTAGGTTATAGTGATGATGATGTCTTTAAATTATTTAATTTTATGCTTGGTGTTAATGGATTTTATGATACAGAAAATCTTAAAGCATCTAATGATGAAGGTTATTATAAACATGATAGCAACAAAGTAATTGATAATAGTGAACAAGAAATTATGTATATAACAACCTGCGCAGGCCTTTATTTAGCTGCAAAGTTTCTTAGACTTGATCATGATAGTATTATTAAAACCTACATAATGAAAGCAATTGCAGGAACTGACGATGATAAAAATACTTTTTATAGTAAATTAAATCAAGGAAACAATGTTATATTTACTTCGCTTGATATACCAGAGTTAACTGCAGAGAATAAATTTAGAAAATCAAAGGTAATTACAAGAAAGCCTAAAAAACTAAAAGTGATAGAAGAGGCTAAGTTTTTGGAGCAAGAGTTTAAACGATTATGGAATTTAAGATAAGGTTTTAAAAATGAAGCTTAACGAGAATATGATGAAAAAAGTTTTAAAAGAAGAGTATGACAAGAGAATAAAATATTTTCTTACAGAAAAGATAACTGTTAAAGATAAACGTGGTGTAAATGTTTTGCAATATGCTAATGGTCTTAAAGTTTTAGATAGTGCAGGAAATCAATACTCTTTTGATGGAGTAGTTAAAAAAGGAAATGAAGAATTTGCTAAACTTTACTTACCTGATGAGCCTCGTAAAGATGCTTATGGAGTAAGTGGAGGATCAACTTTGCATGAAGATGAAAGAGGCGAAATTGGATTTTACAGTAGATCTAATGGAAACATGAGAGACGTTTCGGCTGTTGATGACGTTGAAATGCCAGAAGAAAGACCTTCCTCACCTAAACTTCCAGATAGAAAATTTATACTAGTTCCTATGGGTGAATTTGAGCAAAGATTTAAACTTAAAACTGAAGAAGAGTAAAACTTATTATGCATATAAATAATTTAATTAAAAAAGCGATCGCTGAAACATTAGAAGAAAAAGGATTATCAACCAATGCTAGTCAAGAAAGATTAACAGAGAACAATCTTGTTTCATCTGGAGTTATGTCTGAGGCTTATGTCGCTGAAGCTGGAAAGTTTAATTTAAAAACAGAACTTTTATCAGATAAAACTAAGAAAGCACATCAAGAACTTTTAGAAGGATACGTTGAAAATCTTAACAAAGTTTCTGCAAAGTTAGACGGAGTAGACAAATCTTCAGCTAATTTAAACCACTCTGACTTTCGAAACTTAAAGGTAGACGAAACTTACAATCATAATGCTGCATTTTTACATGGCATGTATTTTGAAAACATAAGTGACTTAAATAGTCAGATTACAGTTGATTCATTGACTTATATGAAGTTAGCAAGAGACTTTGGCACGTTTGATAAGTGGCAAGAAGATTTTGTTGCTTGTTGTCTTTCAGCAAGAAATGGTTGGGCTGTTACTTTTTATAATCCAAATCTTAAAAGATATATGAATACTGTTATTGACTTACATAGCCAAAACGTAATGATTAGCATGCTTCCAGTTGTTGTAATGGATTGTTGGGAACATAGTTATTATAGAGATTATCTTAAAGACAGAAAAACATATGTCTATGGAATGATGAAAGAGATAGATTGGTCTATTGTTGAGAATAGAGTTAAATTATCTGAAAAAATTGCGAAAGTGTTAGGTTAATCATGTCTGATAGATTTTTAAACAATATGAAGTATATGCTAGAAAATACTAGAGGTTTGTCATTAAAAGTTTTACTTGAAGACAAAGAAGATAAAGAAGACAAAGAAGATAAAGAAGACCCCTTTGCAGATGCGTTCGACAGTAATGACGAAGATGAAAAGGACACAGACAAAGAAGATAAAAAGAGCGCAGAAGAAGGTGAAGATGAAGAAGGTGAAGATGACGTAACTGAGCCTGAAGAAAGCACTGATAGTTCTGCTGGTGTATATGATGATTTACATAGCTTGTCTGATTTTACAAAAACAGTTTCTGACGCTAATGATGAAAAAGAAAGAGTTAAAAATAAATTTAAGTTTAAACCTGAAGCTATAATTTCTTCTTCGTTTGATCCTATAATAAGTCATAAAAACAAGTCTTCTTTAATTTTAAAGAATTTACTCTTAATGAAAGAAGAAAGTAAATTTGACAAAACTTTAGATAAAGTAGAAAAGTCAATAGAAGATGAGCAAAAAAGAATAGAAAAATTAGGAGATGATGCACATTCTATTTCTTCAAAGATAGTAAAAGGATTTAATATAAATCATGAAAAAGAATCAGCAGAAGCTTTAAATAATTTTAAAAACTTTGATGCTAAATTTAGCAAAGCTGAGCTTGTTGCAAACATGTATATTGATAAAATATCTGATTTAAGTTCGCCTCAAGACTTAGAAAGAAACATAAAAGATTTTTTATCTAGATTTAACCAGCTTTTACCAGACAGCGATAAGATTGATATACAGGAAAAGCCGACTTCATATAATACAGGCACAGGCGGCAAAACACCGTCAGGATAAGGCTTTTAAAAATGAATGAAAAACAATTGGCAAACAAAATAGTGAATAACAAAACAATTCACTTTGAGTTGCAAGGAAACATTCATAGAAAACTTAGAGCACTTTTATTCTTAAAAGAAATGTCAATGCAAAAATTTTTTAGACTCATGTCAGAAAAGTTTGTTGACGGAGATGACTATATAATTAGTCTTATAGAACAAAGAGTTAAAGAAGAAAAGACAAACAAGATTTCAAAGTTAAAAAATATAAATACGAAAGATTTGTACGATGCTATCGAAGAAAATTCTCCTCTTAAAGAAAAAGATTAAAAAAGCAGAACAGATGTATTTAGGCAATTTGCTTGATCAAAAGTTGTCTTTGCTAAGTGATAGAATTGAAAATCAAGAGCAGAAAATAAAAAATCTAGAATGTAAAATAATTGAGCTTAAAAAAACAAATAATAAAGAATTATTAAAAGTTAAAAGTGGAATTGATTTAATTCTAGACAGCGTAACTGATCTAGAAGACTATAGAGAAACTTGCTCTTTAGACTTGTCTACATTGGCATCAGCAATAACAGAACTTTATAATGTTTTAAATTACATGTTAGGTGGAAAGCTTTTAGTAAAAAAGGAGCCTACAAATGAAGACGAAGACTTTTTTGAAGAAGATTTACACCTTGAAGAGTACATAGATGAATGTGGTAAAAAGAAAAAGAAAAAGGTATATCATTAATCGAAACAATTAATATAATTATACCTATATGATATTAGGAAACGTTATATGAAAATAGATTTAGCAAATATAAAAGATTTAGCAAAAAACCTTTTGTTTGAAAATAATATAAATGAGCTCAGGCTTCCTCTAGACCATGACATGGATGCGGGTAAAAATAATAGAACTTCTGCTAAGGATCAACCTGGGCCTCAAATAGATGGTGAAGGTAATTATGAAAAGTCATACGAAGACTTAGAAGATGAGTTACCATTAGTACCATCAGATATTATGCCTGTCTTCTATGATGAAAAACTATCAGTTAATGCATTAGATGACGAAGAATATATACCACAAAACACTTCAGAGCTCATGCGAGCATCTAATACGCTTATAGATAGAAATAAAGAAGAATTAAGTAGCAAAGAAATAGAGCTAGCATGGAAAACTTTAGTTAAAATTATTAAGAAAGCGAACTAGCAAAAATGTCAAATAAAAAACTAACGAAAAGGGTTATGACCCTTATTGAAAACAAAAACAAAGACTTTAAAGAAAAATTTTATCTTTTGTCTTATTTAGCGAATACTGATATAAAATCAGATGAAAGATTAATGTCTGAGGCAGATTGTTACATTAATACTCTAGTCAATACAGACGGAGTCAAGCCAGATATCAAACATGTACATAACTTATTAAAAGAGTCTATTAAGATAAAAGAAGGAGCTAAGTACAAAAAAGAATTTGAATGTGTTAAAGATCTTTGTCGTTTAATTAACATAGAAAAGCTTTCTTCGGAAGAAAGCTTTATTTTTGAAGAATTAAATAGTATTAGTAACTTAACTGACTTTAAGTTAAACAACAAATTAAAAAATATATTTTTAAAGTCTGTTAATAACAATACGCCTCTTTTAATCAGTGAAGCAATTAAAACAGTAGATGCAGACGATTTATTAGACAATTTTTATGGTGATAAAAAAGTTTCAAAGCCCAATACAGGAAGATATGCTGACTTGGACTTAGACGTCTTAGATGACAATGAAGCTTATAGCGACGAAGCTGTTCAAGATGATGATGAAGCTGTTCAAGATGATGATGACTTTGACAAAAAAGTTAATGCTAGAGAATTAAATCGAAGACAAAAAGAAGTCTTGTTAAGATATGACTGGCTGCTTAAAAGAAAAAATATTCCTTTTATTGCAAGTAAACTAAACATATATCTTCCTAAGCAAATTAAAAAGAAAGGTGTTAGTATTCCTCCTCCAGAAAATTTAGAAAATATTCCTGCAATTGACAAGCTTGCAATTGTTGCAAAATACAAGTTGATTGTTGAACAAAGTGCTACAGTTAAAGCATTAAGAAAATTTGAAATTATAAATCAGATATACTACTATCTTAATATTCAAAAAAGATTTTTAGATAGTGACATGGCACAAATAATGTCTGTAGGAGAGAAAGACTTAACAAAAAATAGAAAATCAAGATTTTCTTCTTCACCATCGAGGCTTACTGATGATGAAAAAAGAGAAGTTAAAGCAGAGCTTGATAAATTAATTTCAAAAATAAACTTAGATAATGCGTCTACTTTAGACTCTGATACTGTATCTGAAAGCGAGCTTATTTCTATACTTAAAAAGTCTGTAGGAGTACAGAAAGATGCTGCTGTTAGCTTTTTGTCTTATTTAAATAATGCATATCCGCTATCAGGCAATAAACAAAACAGTCAAGAAGTAATGTCAGATGAAGAGTATGAAGAATATCTAAGAGGAAACAGAGAATTAGACGCAAAAGAAGCACTAGAAGATGATGAAGAGTTTAGAAATGATTTAGTTGATGCTGAGTCTGGCGAACCTCTTTATGCAAGTGTAGAAACTGCAGCTAAAATTGCAAGCTCTTATAAGAAAGAAAATGATTTTGAAGAAGTAGAAGTTGAAGCAGCTGATGCTATACAACTTATGTCGCAAAAGTCACAAAGCTTAATGAAAATACAGGAGCTTGAAACTAAAGCTAAAGCAAGAAAAAAGCTTGTAAGATCTTCTAACGAAGAAAAGCAGAAGTTTATTGCAGAACTTTCAGCTTCAATGACTCGTAGCCAAGTAGAAGCTGAAAAGCAGAAGCCAGGATGGCAAACAAGAATGTACTTATCTGAGTTAGATAGAGCTGAATTTGATGATGCAATTGAAAAATATTCAGTTCTTGTTGGGACTAAATTAATTGTTATTCCAGATCGATCAAAAAAAGAAGTACATGATGAAATATTACATGCAATAGATAAACCTCAAGGCGCAAACAAATTAAATCCTACAACAGGAAAGATTGAATCTTCTACTTGGAACGAATTTTTTGACAAGTACTTAGACTATGATCCAGAAAATCCAACTAGTAATGCAGACATTGCTAGATTAAGTCAAGGTCAGTGGAGAGATACAGGTGGTGTTAGACAAAGTGTAGGGAAATCTTTTGCTAAATCTTTATTTTATACTTCAAACATCAAAGTTAAATCAGAAATATACGCTGAACTTGGTAAGAAGTATATTGATATTGCTAGAAAATTAGGTCTAGTTGAATTTGATATATCTTCTGTAGGTGAAGATACTTCGAGCATAGAAACTAAAGGTGACATTGTATCTTTTAAAAGATTAGAAGAACTAATTACTCGAGAAGATGTTTTTGAAGAGTATTTTACTAGTGGATTATCAAATGAAGAAGATGAAGAAACGCTAGATTATCTTACAACAAAAATTTCTTCTTTTAGAATATTTTGTAATGAATATCTAGATTACTTTTATTCTAACTTTATATGGAATAAATGTGAAGTTAAAATTGCCTTAGCAATAAAAAAATATTTTTCTACAAAGTATCCTGGCTCAAATATTGGTAAAAGCTTAGATGATAATACAAAAACTTGGCGTGGAAGCAAAGTAGATCAAGAGCACGGTAGGATGTTATTTGATACAATCATTAACTGGACAATGGGAAGATCAGGAATAAAAGATTCAGGCAACGTGATCTCTAATCCTAAAATGGAGCTTGATCAAAGAAAAAATGCTTTTATAAATGGCCAAGGAAAATTTAAGTCTCTTGCAGAAAAAGTATCTTCATTTAACTCAATGTCTTATGCAAACAAGATACAAAACTTTGATCCAGAACATTTAATGTATGATTGTTTAAATGATACTTCTAAAGTATCAGCTCCATATCCTATTATAGGAGCAGCATTTAAAAACTGCAGCGAGTTAAATGCTGATGATAGGTCTTTGTTTTTAAATTATATATCTAAGCAAAAGTCTTCTAGCCTCGAGACAACTTTTATTGAGTCACTTATGAAACAAGAATATTATGATGCTGCTCTTAATAATCCAAATAGTCCGTTAGGAAATCCAGCTGAAATTCAAGGAATAGAGACAGGCTCTGGCTCTGAATCTCCTGCTGACTCAGGCATGCCTTTAAGCACAAAAGGTGCACCATATTTTAGAAAACATTGGCGTGAAGCAATTAAAAGCAGCTTAAAAGATTTAGCAGCTCGTGCAGATAAAGAAGCTAAAGAAAGAGAAGTAAAAATTAGTCAGTCTAGAAATTATGATTTCTTAGAAGACGAAGAGCTAATGCTTACAGACTATCAAGTTATTTATGACGGAAAGTTAGCTGAAATAAGTACTATTGACATTGAAAATCAAAAAGCAAAGGTTATTATTGATGTTCTAGACTCAAAAGGAAATGTTATAGATGTTAAAACAGTAACAGCAGATTTTTCTGAATTGCGTCATGCTGATTTAATGAGAAAGTAAAAATGATGTTGCAAAACTTAATGGAAAACTACTTAAATAGCAGTACTAAATCAGTAATGCCAGTTTCAGACATTGAAACCAGTATGCCAGTCATACCTAAAAATCCACAGTGGATTATAGGAAAAAACAAAATCCAGAAAGCTTATAAGTTCGACACTAGAAAGCAAAAAGAAGCTTTTGTTTTAGAGCTTGTCAAGTATTGTAGAGAAACTGAAGCTGATGTTGAGTTTAGAATTAGAAAAAACAAAGTAGGTGTAATATTACATGCTACTTCACCACAAGTTTCTGAAATTGAATTTGAAGCAAAAGTTGAAATTGACAAGATAAGAAAAGACGTAGTATACTACTTTGCAAAGAAAGATTAAAAATGAAAGAAGAGTTAGACGAGATTTTGTCAAATCAGCTTAAAAAAGAAAATGTATTTATTTCAAAAGAGTTAGATCAATTACTTTCTTCAAACAAACAAAATCAGTTTAATTCTTCATTTTGGTTTAACGCTGTTTTTAATGAATTTGAAGTTTCATTTGAATATATTAGCTATAAAAAAAGCAAAAACAGAGAAACAATAAAAGGTCTTTGCAGCTGTGAAGGTGTTTATAAAATCTTAGACAATAAAAATACAAAAAATATATTTCTTATGTTTAAGGATAAAGTCATAAAAAAAATAAGTGCAGAAAACATTAGTGACATGTCAGTTAAATATAAAAGTGAAAATAGTTATATTATTAAGTATAAAATAAAAAAAGGAGATAAAAATGGAATTTAAGTTTGATAAATTTGTCGATGATCTAGAGAGAAGAGAGTTAAACAACAAAAAGTCTAGAGAAATAAACAGAGAAATTGCAAATCTAGATGAGTTAAGAAGAAAAAGGTCTGAGCTTTATCATGAAAAATGGCAAAATAGAATAAAGTGGGAGAAATAACATGAAGTCTAACAAAGAAAAAGCTAGTAGTTTTGATTTGTTTTCACTTTTAGAAAGTACAATATATGAAGATACTGAAGTTTCTTGGGAGAAAGAAAGAAGCAATGCTGAAAAGTTTGTAAAAAAAGCTTCTATCGATGGTTTCGAAGCATCAAAGCCTAAAAAAAAGAAAAAGAAGAAAAGCTTAAACCAAAACAATAAAAAAGAAGAATTCGATATTATTGATGACGAAGAAGAAGAAAATGACGAAGATCAAAGTAATGAAAAAGAAGAGCCTACAACAATAAACCTTTCTGATGCAGTTAGTTACGAAAAGTTAGTAGATGAACTTAACATGTTTAGAGCAGCTCATTCTTTTTCTGACAAGGAAATTGCTATAGAACTTAAAGATTACTTTAATAGCCTAACAAAAGAAGAAAAACAAGTTTTACATGTATTAATTAAAGGGTTAATACATGTTACATTGATGGATGTAAAAGGAAAATCTGCAAAAACACCTTCAGACTTTAGTTTTAACATAACGAAGTCTGGTGCAACTAGTAAAGAAAAGAAAAAGTCTTTAGACAATAAAATTTCTTCAGAAAAGCAAGGTAAAAAAGTAGACAATAATACTCCTATTACAATTAAAAACCCAATTAAAATTGGTGAAAGTGCTCAAAACAAAAATGATGTTTTAAAAGTTTTATATAGCAACAAATGAATTCGTACTATAGCTACTCTTTTGATTTAAAAAGCATAAACTCTATTAATGAATACTTGTTTATATTAAAAAACTGCTTAAGACTAGCTTCTAAAAACAAGCTTTACAACAATACTTTCAATAAAAGAATACATATAAGCTACTGCAATGTCACAAATAAATATTATTATAAAGTTAATAATAGCAATATAAAAACAGATATTTCTTGTGATTTAAGTATTGTCTATAGCTTTAATTTAAAAAAGCAATTAGACGTTTTAAAGTTGAACAAATACTCAAATAGAACTATAGAATTTGAAATAGACAAAGACAACAAACTATACCCAATAACGCTGTATAATAGTAATACTAAAAAAATAATATTAGCATACTCAGACTTATTTTCTTATTTTGTTAATGTAAATAATAGTATAAGAAAATTGAATTTACAAATAAATATTGAAAATTACCAAAAATTATATTACAAATTTATAGAGTATATAGAAAATATAAAAATTCTAAAAGACATCAACTCAATTAAATATACTAACTTGACAAAAAAAAGTTCTGATGTGAGAATGGATTATCTAGATTTTGATAAAGCATACAAGATGAAACTGTTTCCTTTAAAAAAGCACAGATTTTATTACACTGTTTTTTTAATATCTATTGAATTTAATAATTTTTTAAGAGACAATCTTGATATTCCTGTTAGCAACTTTTGTATATTTGACAACAGTATAGGGAAAATTATTAAGTTTCCTTGCTCTTTTTATAACAATGTTTATAAAGAAAATACAAAAAAACATTTGCCACCTTTGCTACCTGTGAGATTTTAATGACAAAAGAAGAATTTTTTAAAGTAAAAGAGCTTCTCGATGAAATCGGAGAGTATTATAAAGACAATGACTGGTTAATAGTTAAGAAATATATTTTAAGATATTTAAATCCGACAATAAGAAAATATTTTTCTACTAGAGACTTAAAGTCTAAAAAGCATAAAATTAATAGCTTTGATCAAAAAGCTATAGACTATTATTACCAAAAATTCAATGTAAAGTTGGTGTTAGATGATTCAAAAAAATTATAAACTTCAAATTTCAGATAATAAAACAATTATTAAAGAAGTCCAAGGTGGAAGTCCCTATGCGCAAACAGCAATGAAAGGAGCAGGCCAATTAACTATAAGTGCAGGTGAAGCTTTAAAAATGACGGGTGCTTTTCTTAAAAGGTCTTGGGGCGCAACTTTTGGTTATATGTTTACAGTATATCAAAGTGTTAGAAGCCATGGAGTTATAAGAGGCTTGGCTGTTGCAAATAAACAATTTACTTCTAAAGATAAACAGATAAAAAACGAAATGAAAAGTTTAATAAAAGCTCAACCTGGAGCAAAAGATGCTGAGCTTTTTATAGGAATGACATGTCCTGCCGCAAGAGCTTTTGATGTTTTTGTAGATAAAGATTTTAAACAAATCAATCTTCCCGGAAATACTGGCAAAGGTTCACGTGAAAGAGATAGAGAAAAATATAAAGCTTTTTACAACTTTGTTATGATAGTATCACATATTTCACATGGTACTAAATTGAAAGATTTCGAAGAAAACAATAAAAGACTGACTAGAAAACAAAGAGAAAAAAGTATAAAGAAAAAATATAAAGTTGACAAAGAAGCTCTGAAAAATTTACAAACAGAAAAGTTTGTTGATGTTTGTAAAGCAATAACTTTTTTACATAAGCCTAATAGAAATTTAAGAAAAATTTTTAAAAAAAATGATGTTAGCTACCCAACTTTAAATACTTTACAAAATGGTTTTGTAAAATTTATGTTAAGCAATCAAGATAAAAACAAGTGTTTAAAATTCATATCAGAAGGAGAATTAGAAAGCACAGTTGTGTCTTTGTCTAATTTACTATCTCTTGATGACTCAATAAAATGTGTTAAATACATACTAAAAAACGAAAATCTATCAGATAGTGCTGATGATGAAGGGGAAGAGGAAGAGAGACTTAACTCAGGTTTTAGTCTTTTATTGAAAAAAAATAAAACTATAATCAAAGAAGCTGAAGAGGAAGAGGAAGAGGACGTAAGTAGTGAAAAAGTTAAAGATTTAAAGTCAGGAATGGCACTTTCTTTTGCAACTTTTTATATAATGAGATCATCAATACTTTCTATATTATCTGACATTACTGTTTCTGTGTCTATAGCAATTAATACAGCAACTGATGTTGTTTTTAATAGTATACTTAGCGAAAAAAATGACATAAACATTTCAGAAAGTAAAAATATTCTATTAGAAAACAAAGAAAACTCAGCTGAGTTAAGTGGTAAAATTGAAAAAGTTAACAAGCAAATTGATTTATTTAATAGACAATTTGAGTACTCAATTGAAAAAATTGATATAGGTATACTGAAGGATCTTCAAGGTTTTGCATCAAAAATAACAAAAGAAGTTGAAAAATCAGAGGCTGAGTTAGATTCTAAATTAAAAGATGATAAAGAAAAAAAAGTTGCTAGATCAACTGGGATAATTGAAATTTTAGAAAAAATAAAATCTTCTGCTTCAGAGATAAATTTGTCTTCTGAGATATCTGTATCAATAAACAATGCAAAAAAAATAATAGAAGAAGACATGATGGACTTAGATGAAATTTTAATTTTAGTTGGAAAAAACAAAAACAAACTATCAGACGTAGGTCTAAGCGAGAATTCAATAGCTAAAATAAAAAATACAATTGACAAAGCAACAAAAGACATTAATGACTTAAATGACATTGAAAATAAAATAACTAGTTATACAGATAGAATAGAACAGTTAAAATCTAGTTTAGATGAAGATATAAATAGTTTAGATGAAGAAAAAAGCAAAGAAACAGACACAGAAACTATAGAAATACCCAAGGAAAAACTAGACATTGAAAAGGAGAAATGAAATTGGACAAGTGGATTCCAGAGATATTTTACGAAGAAGACAATAAAGGTTTAACAGGCGGACTTCCTTTTATTAACGTGCCAAAAGATAGATCAATGCCCTCATGCATGTTTATATGTGAAGTCAGACCTGTTTATGAAGAAGACAATGAAATAGAAAAAGAAGTTATCGCTCATTCTTTAGCTAATATGTCTGTATTAAAACAAAAGCTAGACCAAGAAACTTACAACAAAGTAAGAACTGCAATAGGTTTACAGCCTATAAAATAAAATTGTACAAATAAAATATTTTAATATAATAATATTAAAAGAGAGATTTTATGTACGAAGTAGGCCAGTTAATATATACAATAATAGAAGAGAGACATAAAGTAATGCCTCTCAAAATATCAGAGCAAGTTACAACAAAAACGTTGGAAGGCGAAAAAACTGTATACAAAGCAGAACTGCCAGGAAATAAAAAAAAAGTTATATTAAGTAAACTGACAAATGTTTGGACAGATTTAGAAGATGTTAAAAAGCATATGCTAAAAAACGCTAGTATTGCAATTGACAACATGCTTATTGAAACTGACGACATTAGAAAAAAATATTTTTTGGATCAAGAGTTAGTTGATGCGTGTAAAGAAGATTTAAGTCATGATATAATTGATAGTGACGTTGATGATGATTTAACTCTTAAAGTTGATCTAGGCGATGGACAAATTGGAAACTTAACAATCAACAACCAAGAATTGGATCAAAAAAAAAATGAAGAAAATATTACTTCTTGATGGTTATAACTTAATCTACAGAGCTAGATATAGCGGTATGAACAAAGGTGATCATTCTACAATATTTAATTTTTTTAGAGGTCTAAGACCTTTAATAGAGAAGTTTGATCCTGACATGGCCTATTTGGTTCTAGAAGGTGCGCCTAAGAAGAGACTTGAAGTTCAACCTGACTACAAAGGACAGAGAACTTACAATGACAAAGATAATTTTTCTTTGCAAAGAAAAACAATTATTTCTTTGCTTACAAATTACTTTCCAATACAATTAGTAAAGCATGACGATTATGAATGTGATGATATAATTGGACACATTGCTGATGTTAACGATAAAAAAAATAATGAAGTAACAATCATATCATCAGACACAGACTTTATGCAATGTATAAGTAAAAACGTATCTCTTTATAATCCTGTTAGAAAAAAGTACATAGAAAAACCTGATTATGACTATGTTCTTTGGAAATCTTTAAAAGGTGACGCTTCTGATAACATTATAGGCTTTAAAGGCATAGGTGATAAAAGAGCAAGAAAGCTATGTGAAAACAAAGATGAATTAGAAAATTTTCTTCTAACTGAAGGTTATAAAGACAAGTTAGAAGAAAATGTTTTTATGATTAAACTCCATACATTAGAAAGTGATGCAGAAAATATTAAATATTTTGACATGCCAAAATCACATATGTGGGAAGAATTAAAAAGTGTATTTGAGCAATATGACTTTAAGTCAATGATTTCAAAAGAAAAAACTTGGCAAAAATACACAAACACATTTGATAAATTATTCGAGAGGTAGAAAATGATATATTCAGATACAACACAAAAAGTGTTAAGAGAAAACAATTTAATTACTGAAGCTGAGATTGCACTACAATCAGGCGACTTAATTTTAGCAGAAAACGTTTTAACAAAAGAGAGAAGAATGCTAAACAAAGAAACTGTTTCAAGGTTTATTAGTACAACAAACATTTCAGAATCAACAACAAAAACACAGTTGCTAAAGGGGTAAAATGTCTGATTTAATTTATTTTAATGCTGAAGCACAATACATGCTAAAAGAGGGTGTAAGAAAACTTTGTGCAGCTGTTAGCTCAACAATGGGGCCTCGAGGGAGATTAGTCCTTATTGAAAAAAATAATGAGCCTCCTCATCTTACAAAAGATGGCGCAACTGTTGCAAAAAACATTATACTTTCTGACAGGGTAGAGTCTTTAGGCGCAAGGCTTTTAAGACAAGCTTCAGAAAATACTGCTACAGTAGCAGGTGACGGAAGTACAACTGCGACAGTTTTGGCTAAAGAAATATACTTTAGATCTTCACAGGCATTGCAAACAGGAGTAGGATCGCCATCAGAGATTACTAGTCTTTTATCGAAAAAGTCTGAAGTAATTAAAGAATTTTTAAAAGAAAAGTCTAAAACTGTTTCTTCTAATGAAGAGATAAAGCAAGTTGCAACTATTAGCGCAAATGGCGATGATTATATTGGTGGTCTTATTTCTAACGCAATGGAAGAAGTAGGTACAAGTGGTTTAGTCACAGTTGAAAAAAGTAAAACAACAAGTACAGAGCTTAAGCTAGTTAGAGGAGTAAAGATAGATCGAGGATATATTTCTCCTTATTTTGTGACAGATACAGTAAAGTCCAGATGTATTTTAGAAGATCCTCTTGTTTTGATTACTAGCGCAAAATTGACTTCTTTGACACAAATATTACCAATATTAGAAAAAGCGCATCAAACAAAAAAGCCTTTGTTTATTATTGCAAATGATTATGATCAAGAAGCAATTCAAGCTTTAATAGCAAACGTTTCTAAGGGCTTGCTTCAAATATGTGCTGTTAGGTCACCTTTCTATGGAGAAAAAAGAAATCAAGTTCTTAATGATCTTGCAGCAGCATTAGATACAAAAGTTTATTTTGATTTAGAAGAAAACGAAGTAAACAATATTCTACTTTCAGACTTAGGAAATTGCAAAAAGATTGAAACTAGTCATAATGAAACATTGTTTGTTGAATGTGCAGGATCAGCTGACAAGTCTAAAGAAAGCATTGAAACTCTTGAGAGTATAGAAAATCTTCTTAAAGATAAGAATATTTCCAAAGAAGAAGAAGCTTATTTAAAACAAAGACTTGTTATTAACAAAGGAGTTGTAGCAGTACTTTCTATTGGAGCACACACTGAGTCTGAATTATTGGAGCTAGTTGACAGAATTGACGATGCACTTCATGCTACTAAAGCTGCAATGGAAAGTGGATTTCTTCCGGGAGGTGGCATTGCCTTAGCAAAAGCTGGTCTAAAGCTATTAAGAGACTCAGAAGCTTTAGATGCAGAAAACAGTTTATTAGAAAGCACTGTAATAAAAATTCTTGCTGACGCATGTATTACACCACTTAGACAAATATTAAAAAACGCAGACTTATCTGTTGACTATATAATAGAGATGATTAAAAAAGTTCCTGACTTTAATCACGGATTTGATGTAAGAACTGAGACTTACATTGATATGATTGACAAAGGTATTATTGATCCACAGAAAGTAACAGCAACAGCACTAGAAAACGCAGTAAGCGTTGCAAACTCATTAATGAGTGTAGGTTGTGTTGTTTTAAATGAAGGTAATGCTTACGGTAATGACGTGCAACTAGTTCAGTTATCTAATGATATGTATTAATATACAATACATATGGAGTTTATCATGGAAAACTTTGAAATTGACTTGATGGTTATAGAAGAACTTTTAGAAAAGAAAAAGTTAGAGTTAGAAAATGAAAGACCTTTTTTGCAGCTAGAAATAGAAAATTATCCTCCAATAAAAGAAAATACAAAAACAAAAAGTGAACCTAGACGTGTAATAATTATTGACATTTAATTATTATATACAAAAAAAGGAATAAAAATTTATGTTAAATAATGCATTTAGTGAAATTATAAAGAAAAACCCACTACTTACTAAAAGGCAAGAGTTTGAACTTTCTAAGAAAGCAAAGAGCGGTGATCTAGAAGCTAGAAGAAAACTAATTGAATCAAATTATCGACTAGTTATTTCTATTGCAAAAAAATATCACAGAAAAAACGTTGACTTTGATGATCTTATTCAAGAAAGTACTACTGGTCTTCTAAAAGCAGTTGATAGATTTAATCCTGATTTAGGTCATAAGTTTTCCACATACGCTTGCTGGTGGATTAAACAAGCTGCATTATCATATATTAACGAGCAAAGTGGGAGTATTAAAGTTCCTACACACTCGAGAATGCTTAATGCAAAAATTAGAAATAAAGTTGCTGAGCTTGAAAAAATTAAAGGTAAAAAACCTCATATCGAAGAAGTTGCAATTGCTTTAGGCGAGTCTGTTAATAAGATTAATTACACAATAAAAGCAAACAAACCTTCAGTATCTTATGACAACGAAGACAACGAAAAAGCAACTTCAATAAAAAATAAGCTTCCAGACAATAGCGCTTTTTCAGATCCTGCTGATGCGCTAGAAAGAAAAGAGTTAATGCAAATCATTAAAAACAATCTTCTTCTTTTATCACCTAAAGAAGAAAAGATTATTCGACTAAGATTTGGCATCGAAGAAGATATTAATGATTTAGAAAATTTTCCAGTTACTGAAGAAATGAAAGGCTATCTTAATGAAAAATAAAAAATACGTTACAACAAATGACTATGACGGCTTAGACTATAGATCTATAGCAGAAATAATGACAAAAGATGGACACAAGATGAATCACTCATCTGTCAGAAACTATATTACACGAGGATTTTGTAAAGTTGTAAAAGGTATAACTAAAGATTTCTCTATTAGCTATTCTGACGAAAAAATAAAAAAGATAGCTCAATCCCCAGACTTTCAAAGCTCTATAATTGAAATAATGAAAGGCAGATAATGAAAAGTATAAAGTATAAAGTTTTTGCAAACCGTAAGAAATTTAATATTATTAATTGGATTAAAAATTCTTCAAGCAAAACATATGAAAGTTTTTCTGAGTTTTTAATAAAAAGAAATGTTTTCCCGCCAGATAATCAATACTGGAATAGTGCATTAGAGTTTTATCTTAAAAGTATTGAGACTAAAGAACCGGTTCAAGTAGAAGAGCCTGTTCAAGTAGAAGAACCTGTTCAAGTAGAAGAGCCTGTTCAAGTAGAAGAACCTGTTCAAGTAGAAGAACCTGTTCAAGTAGAAGAACCTGTTCAAGTAGAAGAGCCTGTCGAAAAGCCTAAAAGGCGACGTCGCAAAAAAAACAGCTTTAAAGACATTCCAGAATAATGTTGTTTTTATGAAAACAAATTGGTTTGGTTTATTTCCTATTCATCAATTGCTTCATATATATAAAAAACAGAAGAAAATTGAAGAAATCAATAAGACTTCTACTCTTGACAAAGATAATGAAAAAGATACGTACGAAATTAGGAGAAATAATGAAAAAGGAAGATAAACTTAACCTTGCATTTGGCAAGTGTTTTGCAAAATCAAATCTTACTGAAGCTGAATGCGAAATGTTAAGGTCTCTAAGTTTATTAGAGCTTGTTTCAAAGTATGGTTTAAACGAAGTTCAGTCTAGAGAAATAATGTTATGGTGTCAAAGAGAATGTCAAAGAACAGGCTCTTCTGCGTTTGTTCCTAGTGAAGAACATGCTATAGAACAAATTAATTTAAATAAAAGACATTATAGGACATAAATCATGGAAGGTAGAAATTTTGACTATGGCCATCAAGCTTCTGATTCAAAAGAAGGACAGATGGCAAAGCGCGCATTGTTAACTATGGCAAAAGACTTGTATAATCTTTATATAACACTTAATGATCATGACGATTTACCTGAGTGGTGCCACTATAAGCTAGCAACAAGTAGAAAAGATCTTTCAGATATTACGGACTATTTAACTTCAAAAGTTATGAAGCATTGTCTAGATAAAGAAATGGGTTACGAAGATTTAAGGCTAGAAATAAAAAAGTCAATGGTAAATGATTTGCTAGCAGAAAGTAATCTTAACGAATTTTTCTTTGGCAAAAAAGGAAAGAAGAAACCAGATAATTCTTTTTCAAAAGAATATTTACCAAAGTCTGCAGCACATAGTGACTTTAGAAAAGATTACCAAAATCAAACAGTTCACTTTATAACTACTGCAAGAGAAATTGCTAGAAGAATTAAGAGCTACGAGAGATCAAATTTAGATTTAGATATAATCGAATTGTTTAAAGGCGACGTAAGACTAAAAGTAAACCTGCAAGTAATAAACACAGAAATACTGACATTAAAAAGAAGTATTGAAGAAATGCAAAATAATAAGTCGTTTAAACCAAAAGTAACTTCTGCTAGGATTAGTCCTAAAAAGAAAAGCTTTTTTTCTAGACTTTTTAATAGCAATGAATCAGTTTACAAAGAAGAAAAATCAAATATTGAACAGCTGATTAAAAGATGCTACGAATATATGTTAGATGTAGAGCAATATGCTAATAGAGACTTAAAACAAATTATAGCTTTTAAAGATGAAAAAACTTTAGAACTTTTAAAAACACAACTAAACGAGATCTATAAAACTATTTTTAATTTTTTAAATAAAGTTGAAAAAGATTACAGTATTACGAGAAATAAAGAAAGATAAAAAGCAAACATGATCAATTTAATTAAAAATTTTTTTTTGTTTTATTAATAACATATGGATGTGCACAAGACTATTCTGTAGCATTACCTGACATAGAAGTAAATGACAGGCTTTACTCGGGAAGTCAAGTAAAAATAAAATATTCTAACAACTTAGAATATGATAATGTAAGTGTAAAGCTAGTTGATAGCAGTAAACATTTAGTTGAAAATTACGGTACACAGTTTTATGACAAAATATTCTACATAAATAGATTTGTTAATTCAAGGATAATGTTTTATGAGAATTACTTTTTTAAAATAGAATTCTTAAGAAAAGATGAAACCTATGTAGTTTATCATCCTGTAGAAATAGAGCCTTCAATTATTGTAAAAAGTTTTTGTGTAACCAAAGACTGTCAATCTTTAACAGGGAACGTTGTTCAAAATACTTTTTCAAAAATTAGTATAAGTACTTATAAGATTGCTGCAAATAGTATTACATATAATTTTATTACACCTTATGAAAACTTTTCTATTGAACATAAATTTAATGATGCAGTCAGTGAAGATTGGATAGAAAACATATCGTTTAAAAGTGTTCCTAAAGAATATTCTTCTTATATAGGAACATTAATGATAGAAGCAAAAGATACTGAAGGAAACATTGTTGAAACTGCTTTGCCTTTTAAAGTAGTAAGACCTATAGAAATTAAGCATTATGGAAAGCATGAGTTAGCTGAAGTCTATGAACCTGTTCCTGTTACAGGTTGTATACCCGGTTCAATAGGCAACAACGTTCAATATTCAGAATCTGTGTCAGAAACAAGACAAAATAGTGTTTCTATAACTATAGACAATAGTTGGACAAACAGTAACATTTTTAGCACATCATCAGGCCAAACAGAAGGTATATCTATTGGCGAGACAGAAAGTACTATACTTTCATCTTCTTTATCTGAGGCTGAAACTTTTGGTCAAACAGAGGCTAATGAATACATTGATAGTGAAACATCAAACATATCTTATAGTACTAATGATGGAGAAAATTGGACTTGGTCGTTAGGTGAATCTGAAACTAATGGTACATCTAATACTACTACAGACAGCTCGAGCACAGGTGTAGATGGAAGGGTAACAACCGGATTTTCAGGAGAAGGATCTTTACCTTTTTTAGCAAAAGCTAGCGGAAAAGTAGAAGTAAGTGCAGGAGTAAATGCAGGATGGGGAAATTCTAATTCTGACACAAATTCTGAAACTGACACTACTTCAAGAGGATATTCTACGGGAGGAAGCTCACAATCAGGCAGGTCTTACGGCAGTGCCCAGAATAGCGCCAGAAGTCATTCTTTAAGTGGTACATATGTTTTATCAAGTTCTACGTCAAATACAATAACAGAGACATCTGCTTTATCTTCAAATAGAATATGGAACATGTCAGAAAGTGTAACTAGCGGCAAAACAGTATCAGAGGCAAATTCAGAAAGTCTTGCTAAGACAGTTGTTGATTCTTCTACAAGCAGCACTACTTTTAGCTATAGTGCATATATTCCTAGAGGAAGATACGGAGTTTTTTTTAGACAGACTAGCAGGTATGTCAAGCTATCTGAAATCGTTGTATATGATTTAAACGGATATCCTTCTCACAGCGGATTTGTTGCTATGAATACGTGGTCGTGGGCACCAGAACTATCAGTAGCAAATAGTTGCGAAGAAGCAATGGAAAACAGGCTACCTGATTCTGAGTGTATAATTCAGCCTTGTGGAGAATAATTAGTTTGCAAATTAAAAACGAGGAACATATGAAAAATAATATTACATATTATATTAAAAAATTATTTGATAATAAAAGAAAAAACAGACATTCTATTATTGATATCATGCTTGAAGGTGGCGCAGGCGGCCACATGCAACATCCTTATGACGACAATGAACTTACCCTACAAGAGATAAAGGAAATAATAATTGATGCATCAAGTGGAATGATAGATGACAAAGGAAAGTCTAAAGCAGTAGAAAAAATTGATGGCTTTAACATGCACTTTGCATTGTTTGTTGATGCAGAACACGGTAACGTTGATTTTAACAACGATGTTTATTTTCTTAGATCTAAAACTAAAGTAGGAGATAGATCTTTAAATTTAAACGGAATAAAAAAAGAATACGAATCACATCCAGCAAGTGAAGTTTTTATACTAGGATGTGAAGTTATTGCAAGAGCTTGTGCTAGAATTCCTACTGATACTTTAAGAGCAGTTTTTTCTGAGCCCTCAGCAGAAGACTCAGCAGAAATACCTGATGGTGCAACATTCGCAGGTACATATGTAAATACTGAAATTGTTTTTCCTAAAAGACCAATACAAATAAAATATGACAGCCCTACAATATCTTTTCACGAATTAAAAGATTATTATACAAAACCTTCTGGAAAAAGAGTATCAGTTACAGAATTCAATTACAATGATGAAAGATATAGCAAATTCATCAGATCTTTTAATTCACAAAACTTAAATAATATTATTCGAATTTCTAGCTCAGCTGTAAAAGGAGTAGAACACGATCCTAATCAACACGAAGAGTTTGATTTTAATTTAATAGGTTCAACTGAAAACAAAATTATGTTAAATCAATTAGAAGATTTACAAGTTCAAGAATTATTAGGAATTATTGACAATGTTAAAAGAAAATCAGGTTTAACAGATGAAGCTACATTAAGAGACGTAAAAGTTTCATACATACAAGCAGTATGTCAAGATCAAGCAGAGTCTGTGAAAAATCTATTGATTGCAGATTTTTCAGACAAAGGAATGACCGAAGAAAACGCAAAACTACTATCAGGGTTTATTGTCTATAATATAGCAATGAAAGTAGGAAGACTTCCAGCAACGAATCAGGACTTTAAAGATCTTAAGAGCACAGCAATAAAAAAAGCTTTTACCGATAAAGATTTGAAAAAAGCAGTAGAGTCAACTGGTGCATTTAGGCAAAAAGATAACAAGTATTTATCGTCTGCTATGCCATCTATAATGAGTACATTTAACAATTCTTTTAAAGAAATAACAGAGCTATTTTTTATTTTAGGAGTAGAAATGCTTCAAGGTAGAAAGTCTAACTTGATGTCAAAAGAAACTGCTAAAGCGCAGTCTGAAAAAATGACTGCTGATTTGGTTTTAGCTCTACAAGACTTTTATGATCTCAGAGATGATGATCCTATGAAGTTAAAGCTAAACAGACATGTTAGTAAAATTGAATCACTTATTGTTAGACAAAACACAAAACTAGGAATTCAAGTTGACAGATCAAATAAAAGTGATATCGTGCAAAAAGCATCTAACATTTCTATAGAAGCAATAGAAGGTATTGTATATAATTTTAAAAACAAAAGATTTAAATTTACAGGAACTTATGCGCCTATTAATCAGTTGATGGGTTTTAATACTGTCGGACTTTTTCCGTCAAGGTTTCCTAGAGTTTATAGTCAAAGAATAAACTGGGACATAAAAGAAGATACAAAAACAGTTTTAATACTACCAGGTTCATTCAAACCTCCTCATGTTGGACATTTACAATTGCTTAAACATTATATGGACCAAGGTGTTGATCAAGCTCTTATATTGGTCACAGACCCAAGAAATGAGCAGTCTGTTAGAAGAATTGGTAATAAGTCAATTGACGGTAATGTTGCGACTGTTTTATGGAAAATATTAGCAAAAGACTTGGTTGACTCTGGTAAAGTTAGTGTTATAGTTAGTCCTGCTTCTAATCCTATAGAAGTTGCTGTATCGATGTTAGTAGAAGGCTCTGACAAACTTAAACAAGGCACTAAAGTTTATCTAGGCTCTTCTTCAAAATTAACTTACGATAAAATTAAAGGAACATCAGAAAAAATTATAGGAACAGAACAAGTACAATCTGATGACTCTGATAGATATGATAGACTTTTAGAGTACGCAAACATAGCTGATTACTTGGACATACAAGATCCTAGACAGAATGCATGTCCACCTGTGACATTACCTGCTGAGTACGTACAAAAATGTCAAGATCTAGGAATATACGAAAGCTTACCTTCACAAATAGATGGAAAAGATTCATCACAATATCACGCTTCTGATCTAAGATACTTACTAGCAGCTTCACAAGAAAGTGAAGAATTAAAAGAATTGCTTGTTTATTTCTTAGGAAGCAAACAAATTATAAATCAATATATTTCTTATATTTTTTAGTCATGCTTTGAATTAAACATCAAAATTTATTTGACTTAGTATGTCTTTTATGCTTTTTTGAAAATAAGGAGCACTTTCTTCTCCACTTATATTTAGTCTTCTACTTTGTGTATTTGCTTTTGCATTTATGTCATTAGCTATACTTAGAATTTCTTGAAAGCGTTTGTCTTTTTTATTCTGCAAGCTTAGATTATTCATTATTGTTATAACTAAAGTAGAATTATAAAAATAACGCTTGTCTGTTGTTGTTTTTTTATTCTTCTCCGCCTCAGTAGGCACAGTTCCTCCTTTCTTTTGAGTGGGAGGATCAGGATTATACTTGATTATTTTTTTTCCTTCTATTACAAAAGCGTCTATTATTCTAATTTTGTTTTCGTCACTGAATATTTGTGTTTGCGGGTAATTATTAATTACTGAAGAGCTGACGATTGCTTTTACAGCATTGACAAATTTCTTTTTTTCATTTTCGCCATTCAATATAATTTCTGCAGGAATAACAATTTTATTGTCAATAAAATCAAAATAATCTTCTGCATTTTTAGACCAAGCATTAAACATATCATTATAAGAACTTTGTACATCAATGTTGCGATAGCTTTGTGTTACTATTTCATTATTGTTTATTTCTTTCATGCTAATAGTTTTTTTACTGTCTGTTAGCTTCAAGCTTGAATTTGTATCTGCTTTTATACTACTTACAAAATCTTCTACACTATCATACCTTATTTCAAATCTATTAATTTTTATATTTTTGTTAGAAATTTCCCAACTAACTTTAAACAAACCAATGCTATTAAATTGTAGATTTTCATATTCATCGTTGTTATTTATTACTTTTAATATAGAATTTAAAAAGTGTATGGTGTTAGTTGAAATAGAATTAGTATCAAAACCTGATATAGAGCTTTCATGGTGTGTTTTTAAATCAATTATACTACCACGGTTATTAGATCCTAACATTAAAAAGTCAAAACCGCAATTGTGTTGTATTGAATTAGCGTCAATTATTTCAATGTTATTTTCGTCATCAAATAATGTTTTTCCAATCTTTTCTTTTCTAGGTAAGCCTATAACTTTTGCCTTGTGCATCTTTAACATATTTTCATAATTAATAGCATCAAAATTATATCCAGAAATTTTATTAAAAGATTCTGAAAAATTCATTTTACTATAATTACGTCTTCCGTCATATTTTAATAATATTGTAATAATTGAAGCAATTTTTTCTTTTGAAGAGCTTGATCTTAAATTTATTTCATCATTGTCTGAGTATATACTCATTAGCAAATCTTCAAAATAAAATCCTGCATTTCGTTTAATAAATGCAGAACGACTAACTAATTGTTCAAAGTCACGACTTATACTTACATTAACTTCAGGTGGATCTCTATCTTCTTTTTTACCAGTATAATTTCCTGGTGTTGTCATTTCAAAGAAGTCACATTCAAATTTACTTATGTTGCGTTCTTCTTGAAATTGCCAGACTGGTTTTTTTATTTCCATACCAGAAATTTTATGCACTAAACTTCTTATAAAAGAAGAAAATTTATTAATAGAAAATTCTTCTGTTCTAGTAATCTGTTCAAACAAAAAAGAAAATTCTTTCTTAATTGAATTTTTTAATGTAACTGTCTCGTTTAATTTGTCATTTTTTAACTCTTCTAATAGACAACAAATTAATAAAATTTCTTTAAAACTTAAGTAATTATAGCTGCTGTTGTTTTCCATATTAAATATTATTTCATTGTTTTCAATACTTCTAAAAAACAAATCAATATCATTTAAACTAACTGTAGCATTACTTAAACTTATTGGGGTACTTGACATTTGAAATTCATTTAGTAGATTTAAAGAATTTTTTAAACTATAAGATTTTTTATTCATCTTTTACCACCACTATACACTTTTGCAAAGCCTTCAGATATTAATTTGCCATTATAGCTATTTTCGAACTCAAGTTTATCTTCTTCAATTTCCCATATTGTACCTAGCCATCTTCCGAATTTACCTTTTTTTGCAGTATGAAGCATAACTTTTTTACCAAGAATTTTTTCTCTTAGCCAATCACGTGTTTCATATCCTTTTTTCTTTTCTTCTAAGTCTTTAGTTCTAATTTCAGGTGTGTCAATACCTACGAGTCTGACTTTGATTCTTGCTGATAGCTTAAAACCTAAGTCTACAACGCATGTACATGTATCACCATCGTAAACTTTAACAACTTCAGCAATATAATAATATGGTTTCATTTTACCTCTCTAGATTCATATTTATAAATATGAATTATAAAAGGTATTATATAAATGTCTAGTCTAATAAAAGCTTATATTAAAGTATACTTAAATGAAAATAATTTACAGACAGCTGTAAAAAGTATGACAGAAGATATTAAAGTGCAAGATGTTATTGACACTTTAAAAGGAGATATTTCAAAAAAAAGATTTAAAAAAATAGGCTTAGGAATATTTAAATTTTGTTCTTTAGGCACCTTAGATGTATTTGATGCTATAAGTGATGTAGGTGAGATAGTTGATCCATCTGGTGCAATAAAAGATACTGTTCTTGATGCTTTAGTTCAAAAAGCAGGAAGTATGGGTCTTGCTAAAACAATAGACAGTCTAAGGCCTAAAAAGCAAACACAAAAAAATGAGCCTTTAAATATCGACCCATACTACTCAAATATAATAGACGACAAAATAGAAAAAAAGTTCATCGTCTATTATATTGGTGAACTAGAAAAATCAAAAAACATGAAATTAAAAGATTTTATTTTACAACGTGGTGATATTTCAAGTATACTTGAAATATGGTTAAAAGATAATTTTGGAGGAAGAAGTTTAAATACACAAGAAAAAAAAGATTAGTCTTTAATTTTTTTTATTATTTTTTCTTTTTAGCTTTTGATTTTTTAACTACAGCCCATGCCTTAGAAGGATTTGCTGAATTAACTCTTGCGTGTGCCCATTGATGTTGTGACATGCCTTTTCTACTACCACTAGTTGCCCAAGCAGCCAAACCTTTTCTATACTCAGCATAAACAGAGCCAGGAGTTAATCCACGTTTTTCAGCTTTCTTTTTTAAAGTAGCTTTAGTAGTATCTGATAATTTTCCTGATGAAGAGCTCTTTTTCTTTTTACTGGATTTTCTTTTCTTTTTTTTACGTGCTTCGTCAATTAATGCTTCTCTAATAAATTCTTCTAATAAAAATAAATCATTCATGTTACTACTCTACTTTTTTGAATCATGTCTTGGGACGTTTTTAAATCCTTTTTTCTTACGTTCAGACTTTTCCATTCTGTCACGCATCTTGTAAGCTCTTTGCCGATCAGCTTCGCTGTCACTCTTAGCAAGTCTAGTTGCTGTGTCTAGTTTCTTTCTTCTTTTACCTTTTGCCTTATACTGGCTTGGATATTTAGTACTTTTCTTTTTAGACTTTCGCTTTTTGCGCTTTTTCTTACGAGCTTCGTCTATCAAAGCTTCTTTTATAAATTCTTCTAATAAAAACAAATCGTTCATAATAACCTCTTGTCTATAATAATTATTACTTATTTTTAGTTTTATTCATTCTTTGCGTTTTTCTTTTAGACGCTTCTTTTCTTTTTTTTGCATAATCATATGCTTTTTTAAGTCTAGCTTTTACTTTTGTGTCTTTTGCATTTTTATAAGCAGCTCTTACTCTTTGATGAATTAAGTTAATTATTTGCGATTGTCTTGCATGAGATTTAGATTTAAAAGTCTTTTTAGATAAAGTATCTCTAATATCAGTCACAGTTCTAAATTTAACGCTAACAGTGTCTTTAGGATTTTCGTCTGTGTATAATCTTCTGTCACTTCCTTTTGGCTTTTTTCCAGTTCCAACTTTAGGGTCTGCTTTTTTCTTTTTTTTAGCTTCTTGAATTAAAATTTCAAGAATATAATTTTCTAAACTATTCACTTTCTTTCATTCCAAAATCAATACAACACTGTGGAAAACTTTGTTCTACTTTTTTACCTATGTCAACCATTACAAAATTAACTTTAGTATCTTTTTTATCACCATCGAATCTAACGTTTCTATTGTTTAAATCAGCTGAAACAACATTGCCTTGAAAGATTTCATTTTTTTTAGCATTAAATTTTTTAGTACTTGCTGCTTTAGCACAACCTCCGCAACAAATTTTTATTTTTACTTTTTGCCCAGCTTTATACTTGACATCTGTAAATTTGTTTTCATTTAAAAATATTCGCCACTCGTTTAAAATTTCTTTTGTTTTCATTTGTATTTTCTCACATTTATTATTAGATTTGTTCCGTTTTTATTAACTATACGGTGCCATGTTTCTTTAGGTATTTTAAAAATAGAACCTTTCTGCATTAACTGGGGCAGCTCATTGTCTCTCTGTACGTACCAGCCGTCACCTTCAACTAAAAAAATGTCACGATCTTCTTTATCCCTATGCCAAATAAGCTCTTCTTCACACAAGTCTTTACAAAAACTTCTTTGTACAATAAAATAAGTAGGAGTTTCTTCTATGATAGTCTCCTTAAATACTTGTTTGTAATCATAAACAGTTTTTTCTCTCATTACCACCACCCAGGAATGTTTCTTCCAAATAACTTTGTAGCTCTACACGACCAATATCCAGCTTTAGTCTTGTCTTTTTTCTCGCTGCATTTGTGTCTATCACCAAAAGACTTCCTCCTTTTTTTATGGGCTTCGCTTTTTCCCATAGCCATAGACATTGAAGATCCAAAAGTAACTTTTTTAACTTTAATTCTTCCTTTTTTATCTTTTTTTCCAGAATTAACAAAAACAACAGCCTTGCCGTTTCCTGCTCTTTTAACACCGGCTTTTCCTAGTTTAACTTTTTTACCTTGATACTCAGCTTCAGCGATTATGTCATCTTCTAAATAATAGTCTTCTAATAAAAATGGGTAATCTAGTGGAACCATTTGACCTTCGTAGCTAGCCCATTGTCCTACTTCAAGCTCTTTTATGTACATTTTATCAATTTCATGTAGTAAGTTTATTTTACCACTTTCATATAATTTTCTAGCTTCATTAAATAAGTTAAAATATTCTTTTGAGCCTCTTCTGTATACATTAGTGCTAATAGGTATATTTTCTTTAATATGAAACTTAAGTCCTTCTGATAGTAAATTCTCCTCTGACTTTACTATTTCAACAACATAATCTTTTAAATTTATAGTCATGTTTTTCCTTGTTAATTTGTGCGTGTATTTTTTAATAATAAATATTATAATAATATAAAAAAAAGGTTTATTATAATGAATAGATTTGGATATGCATGCATTAATATGAAATTGAGAGAAAAAGGTATTTTTAATTCTAGAACAATGCGCAAAAAAACATTTCTAACAAAAGGTTTACCTTATGCTTCACAGCTAGTCTTGCAAAATGTAAAAGACCTTTTACCTATATATAACTGGAATTATAAGAATAATGTCAAAGTTTTTCGAATGTCTTCTGAAATTACTCCATGGGCTTCTGAATATGAATTGCATGATTTACCCGACTACGAAGAAATTTGTCATTACCTGAAAATTGCAGGTGATTATACAAAAGTTATTGGTCAACGTGTTTCATTTCACCCCGGACAATTTAACTGTCTAGCTTCAGAAAAAGATTATGTTGTTGATAACTGTATTAAAGATTTAGAAATTCACGGCAAGCTGTTTGATCTTATGGGTCTAGACCAAAACCACTGGTCTAAAATTAATATACACTTAGGGTCGACTTGTGGTGGGGATCTTCAAAAAGCAGCAGACAACTTCAATAAAAACTTTATGCGCTTGTCTGACTCTGTAAAGTCTAGACTTACTGTAGAGAATGATGATAAACCTGCTATGTTTAGCACAAAGTTTCTATATGACAATATCTACAAGGTATCTGGTGTGCCTATTGTGTTTGATTCACATCACTTCGAAATTGGCCCGCAAGATGTAGACTATGTCTCTAGTTTCCAGATGGCATATGACTCATGGCCAAAAGGTATACGCCCAACTTGTCATCATTCAAACGGCAAAAAAGTGTATGAAGATAAAACTATTAGTTCAAAAGCTGCACACTCTAATTACTACTATAAAAAATTTAATAGCTGTGGCAAATCAGTTGACGTCATGTTAGAAGCAAAAGCTAAAGAAAGAGCTCTTAAGAAATACTTAAAAGATTTTTGTTAAAATATAATTTATAAATTGTATCTAATTATAATATAATAATACTAACTTAATGAGGATATAATGAAAATATTAAATAACAAGGCAATAAGTTTTGATGATATTGTTTTAATACCACAACATTCTGACATAAATTCTAGAAGCGAAATTAATACTACCGTAAAAATAGCTCATGAAAACAATACTGAGACATCTTTTAAGATACCTATAATTAGCAGTCCAATGTCAACAGTTACAGAAGCACACATGTGTAACGCAATTAGAAGTCAAGGAGGCTTAGGGATTATTCACAGATACAATACGATTGAATATCAGACTAGACTTTTAAGTTTTGTAAGCGACAATGAAACAAAGGCAGCTGCAATTGGAGTTTCTGGTGACTTTAAAGAAAGACTTTCATCTCTAGTGGAAAAAGGATTAAAGATTGTATGTATTGATATTGCTCATGGTGATCACAAATTAATGGAAAACGCTATCGAATTTGTAAGATCAGAGTATAATGATTTATTTGTGATTGCTGGAAATGTTGCAACTGGTTCAGGATACAAAAGATTAGCTTATGCAGGAGCTCATGGAATACGAACTTCTGTAGGCAGCGGAAGCATATGTACTACAAGAATTCAAACGGGACATGGCATGCCAACTCTGAGTGCAATTATTGAAATTTCCAAAGCAAAAAAAGAGTTAATAACAGAGCTAAATTATACTTCAAAAAGCTTGCCTTTTGTAATAGCTGATGGTGGCATTAAGAATAGCGGTGACATAGTAAAGTCTCTTGCAGCAGGAGCTGACTTTGTAATGTTAGGATCAATGTTAAGCGGGACAAAAGAAACGCCTGGAAAGATTATTTTAAATAGTGAAGGAAATAAAATAAAAAGATACAATGGAATGGCTTCAAAGTTAGCTCAAAAAAACTGGAAAGGATCTTACTCTTCTATAGAAGGTGTAAGCTCTTATGTAAATTACAAAGGAACTGTTTCGAAAGTAATAAACGAAATAATGTCAAACGTAAGAAGTGGCATGTCTTATACAGGAGCTAGATCACTAAAAGAGTTAAGAGAAGAAGCTATTGCTATTATTCAAACTAATTCTTCACATTCAGAAGGTAACCCACATATTTTTAATAGAAGGTAAAACATGCCAACAAAAATAGTTTTAGGTCTTCAACATGGAGACGAAGGTAAAGGAAGAGTTGTAGATGACTTAGTTCAGACTTGGGCTGACGTAGTTGTAAGGTTTCAAGGAGGAGGAAATGCAGGTCATACAGTTTATGATAAAGAAGGAAATAAGTTTGTAACACATATTTTACCGGTAGGCGTTTTAAATAAAAGTAAATTTAATTTCATAGCTAAAGGTTGTGTAATCAACATTATCGATTTATTTAAAGAAATAAAAGAATTAAACGTATTGCCTGAAAATCTATTAATTTCAGGCAACTGTCCTTTAATAGAACCTACTCATTTAATCAAAGATAAGATTAAGTATCAAGGCAAGTTAGGTACTACAGGAAGAGGAATTGGCCCAGCTTACTCTGAGTTTTATGCAAGAGATTCTATACTTTTTAAAGATTTTATTAAAAGTCCAAAAGAAGTAGCTATTAAAATACAAGACAAATTTTTTGACTATCAAACATTTTTAGCTGAATTAGGTATTGAAGGAAATTCTGATGTAATAGAAGAAAACTTTAGATTATTTAATAAATGGTTTAATGAATATAACAAAGCACATAAATTATTAGAAGCTTACCTTTGTAGCAACGAAAATATTATACAAGAAATATACAGTAGAAATTCTAATATTCTTTTAGAAGGAGCTCAAGGAAGTGGTCTAAGTATATATTCAAACAACTACCCAGATGTTACATCTTCATCACCTTCAGTCGGTGAAGCTTTAAACTCTACTGGTCTTAATCATAAACAAATTGACGAAGTAATCGGCGTAATAAAGTCTTATAAAACAAAAGTAGGAAGTGGATCTTTTCCTAGCAGATGTGATCCTGTTTCTGAAGATGTTTTGTCAAAAATTGGTAAAGAATTTGGAGCAACAACCGGTCGACCTAGAAAGTGCGGCTGGCTAGATCTAGATGAAGTTATAGATGCAGTCAACATAAACGGTGTAGATCATATATGTGTTATAAAATCAGATGTTTTTTGCAACATAAAAGAACCTTACGTTTACCATGAAAAAGAGCTTAAATCTATATCTAAAATAAACTCTGTTTCTCTTGAAGACAGCGCTTTTGTAGATTTATTAAATATTATTAAAACAAAAACAGGCGTCAACAAAGTGTCATTTACAACAGGACCAAAAAGAGGAGAAATAGTTTGGAATGTTTAATTTTAAAAAAGGAGACTTAATACAGTTTAAAATTTCTAAAGAACTCTGTATTATAATTGACGATTTTGATCAAGAAAAATTTGAAGCTTTAAATACAACTGTAGTTTCTAATATGTCTAGAAAAATATTAACGTTTACAGAAAGAGGTCCTGAAATTAATTTTACACCAAACTTTAATATAGCTTTAATTAAAAGTGAAAAGGAAGAAAATGATACCTAGATATAAAGTACAAGAAATTCATGATATATGGAAAACAGATAATAAGCTAAAAACATGGCTAGCTGTAGAAATTGCTCATTTAGAATCATTAGCTAATAGCATTACTGATAAGACTATTAGTAATGAAAGCTTTGAAATTATTAAAGAAAACGCAAAGATTGATATTGATAGATGGAAAGAAATAGAAAAAGAAACTAGACACGATCTTCAAGCTTTTGTGCAAATGCTTGAAGAAAGTATACCTAAAAACGAAGGAAGATGGATTCATTACGGACTAACGTCTTCTGACATTTTAGATACTTCTCTTTCAATAATGTCAAAGAAAAGTCTGAACGTGATCATAAATTATACTGCAAAAGTTTTATATACACTTAACAAACTTTTAAAATCAGACGTTTATAAAAAAAATATCTTAGCAAGAACTCATGGAAAATCTGCAGAAATACAAACGTACTATGATGTTTTTTATAGATGGATTAGCTTTGTAAGAAAAGGCCATGATTCACTAGTTGAAGCAAAAAACAAGATAAGCGTTGGAAAATTAAGTGGTGCAACAGGAAATTATAAATTTAACACTAAACAATGTGAATATAATGCATTAGATTCTTTAGGACTTAAACCAGTTGTATCTTCTCAGATTATATCGAGGCAGTATTATCTAGACTATTTTTATGGAATATTGCAAGTTATTTTAGCTGTAGAAAAAATTGCATATGACATCAGGATTTACAGTTTAGATGGCATTAATGAAATGTCTGAACCCTTTAGAAAAGGACAAAAAGGTTCAAGCGCAATGCCACACAAGAAAAACCCTATATTAACAGAAAATATATGCGGATTGACACGTTTATACAAAGCTTATTTTTCAACAGCTGTTGAAAATTGTACGACTTTGTTAGAGAGAGATATCTCTCACTCTTCTTCAGAAAGAATTATTTTCAAAGACTCAGCACATATTGCATGCTTTACATTAGATAGGCTAGACAAAGTATTAAAAGGCTTAAACATAGATACAGTTAACGCAAAAAATAATTGCAAAAAAATGGAATCTGCTACAAACTCACAAAAATCAATGAACGATTTAATAGAACAAGGTTATAGCAGAAAAGAAGCACATGATATTACACAGTCAAACATATAATTATATAATATAAAAACTATAGAAAGTAATAAAATGAAAAGATTTAGTGAAAGAAGCATTGCAAGAAATTTTCTAAATGAGATAGCTGATTCTAAAATATCATTAGGTACAGCATTCATTTCTGACGACGATACTGTTAAAGGCCAATCACATTCAGAGCTCGATCCAGACAACGACGGATATATAACACATGAGGATTTGTTTGGTCATTTCGATGTTGATAACGATGGTTTCGTTACAACAGATGAGTATGTCGACCATATTCAATACCATGCTGATAATCCTGAGACACTTGATCATTACAGAGACGATGTACCTTGCAATACTTCTTATAACACATGTAGAACACATTATGACAATGATGATGAAGTCTTAAGGCGTTGTATTTCAAATACAGGTGCAACGTGTATGCAATCAGGAATTCAAGCTCTCATCGATGTGTTAACTGCAATGAAAAAATCAGGTATGATTTAATTTTAAGGAGAAATCAATACATGTTTAAAATAGGACAAAAAGTTTCGCATTTTATGACGACGCATAAGGTTGGAACTATAGTTAACATTGAATATACTAGAAATAATTTTATGACAACAGGTGGTACAACACAACATAAAGTTTATATAGTTGTAAAATATACAGAAGAAGACATTCAAAAATATGATTCAGGAGACTTAATAAAGATATATGATTAAAGAAATGTTTATTTGCTTGGCGCTGTTTGACATGAATGGTGTTGTTAATGAAAAAAATATTTGTGAAAACATAGAAACACTTTCACATATCTCTAAAGAATACAACATTGATACATATACATACGTCTCAATGTTATGGATTGAAAGTAATTTTAACAAAGAAATTGTAAGTTACACAGGTAAAGCTTGCGGTATATCACAAGTTGTACCAAAGTGGACAAGACCTAAAAAGTCATGCAAAGATTTAAATTCAGATATAAAATCAGCTATGATTCAAGGAGCAAGAATATTTAAAGGCTTTAAAAGATATGGTGGTAAAAGTTTAGACATTAGTTTATGTGGATATAACCAAGGATATCGATGCAAAGGTGAAAAAGAAGTCAAAAAAGGCGGTTATGACTACAGAAAAGAAGGTCTAATATACGCAAAAAAAGTTAAGTCATTTAGAAAAAAGTTGAAGTATAATGTTAGGAAGCAAAAGAGAAAAGTAAATTTATACAAAAAGAAATTAGAGCGTGCATTAAGATTATTTTATAGACTATAATACTTTAAAAAAGGAGTGTTTAATGTCAAAATTATTATATGAACCCGGTTTTTATCACTTAACTTCACATCTAAACTTATACTATGATATAGATGTAATTCTAAAACAGTTTGAAGAAGATGCATATTATCCTAACTTAAACAAGATTTACATAGACAGAAATAATCATTGGAGAGATCGTCTTATTGCTTTAATACACGAAGCAGGTCATGTATTAATCGATTTTAACAACCTCCAGACTAAAAGTATGAAAGCAAATTTATCAACATATGAAGAGCATATTAGATCTAAGAGACAGTTAGTTTCACTTTTAAATGAAGAGATTTCTGCTTGGAATGTTGGAAAAAAGCTAGCTATTGATTTAAATATTAAATTTGATCATGCTAGAATGGATGAAGTATCTACAAATTGCATTATGTCTTATGTTAAAAAAGGTTTGTTAAATGTATACGGTTCGACAATTGATATATCATGTATTGACAGTAGGACATAGAAAGTTAGATCTTTTTGCGTGTACACTTTGTAAATATTGTTTATAATAATAATATAAGGAGAATATATAATGTCCTACTCAAAAAAAGACTTAAAAGATATAAAAAACAAATTAAAAAAAGAAAATCCTAGCTTTTTTAATAATTCTTCTATAAAAAAACAAAAAAAATCAATAGTAAAAAGTCAACCTAGTAGAAAAAAAATAGTAAAGTGGAATTATAAAGTAAATGATGTTGTTACATGTATACATTCACAAAGAATAGGTCTGATTGTATCAGACAATACGTATTTTGGCCGTAAACTAGAAAAAAACTATTATTTTGTATTGTTTGGATGTAGAGTACAGAAATATGATGGTTCTTATTTAAGGGCTTTATAGTGCGTGCAAATATTGTTTTACTTGTATTATAATTAACAAAAAACATTTAAACATTTAAACATTTAAGGAAAATACAAAAATATGAAGCTTAACGTTAAAAACGACAAAATTGTTTTTGGAACAAACATACTTGACATTAACATACCAAACAAATTACGAGAAAGAAACAAGTGTGGCGTAGATTATATTGATGATGCTTTTGGAGGAGAAGGATTTACACCTTCTACTATTTCTTTGTTTACTGGTGAGCCAGGAGCAGGAAAAACAACTCTAATGTTGTCGCTAGCTGATTCTTTAACTAGCCAAGGTTACGTTTGTCTTTTTAATACAGCTGAAGAAAGCTTGTACCAAATTAAGCTCACATGCGAAAGGCTTGATCTAAGGAACGGATTTGTTGCAGGGCAAGAAAGCTACGTTCCAAGGCTTATTAAACAATGTGACTCTTTAAGACATAAGTACAAAGGAAAACCTTTCTTTCTTATTGTAGACTCTTTGCAAACTCTTAATGACGGAAAATACGGAGAAGAGCACACTAACACACAATCAGCTGTTAGATCTTTACAGATTCTAACTGACTATGCTAAAGAACATTACATAAATGTTATTTGCATTGGGCAGGTAAATAAAAGCGGAAACATGGCAGGTAGTCAAAAGCTTAAGCACATGGTTGATGCTATGCTTCATCTTTCTATTGAAAGAAAAGACGAAGATTTCAAGGGCTTACGAGTTCTAGAAACTGTAAAGAATAGATTTGGTGGAGCAGGATGGACTTTCTTTTTAGACTTGAAAAATAACGGCTTTAATGAAGTTGCTAGAATTGGAGTGAGATAACTTGTTTGTAGCTTTAATATGCTATCTGCTAGGATCAGCAGGTGTTTTCTTTCAACATAACTTACAATTCATAGATGATTGGTGGAAAGATAAAACTGTATTAAATGTTTTTTTATTTTCAATACCTATAGGCTTCTTATATTTGAAGTCTTGGACTTATTTTGTACAACAGCTAGGATCTGTATGGTCTGCAAGATTTTTGTTTTTTGGTTTTTCTTATCTTGTTTTCCCTTTGTTAGCTTACATATTTTTAAACGAAACACCCTGGTCACTAAAAACTGTTCTTTGCACACTTCTTAGTATAGTAATAATATTAATCCAATATAAGCTATAAGCGTGCAAAATAGATCTATATTAAATTATAATAATCAAAACAACATATAATAAGGACTTTAAATTGAACATTGATACTTTTATTAATATTGCTAAAGATCTTCCTCCACATATTGCTGTTCTTATAAGAGGTGGAACAGGAATTGGCAAGTCTGCTATTACAGGACAGATTTCAAAAAGCTTGAAAAAACCTCTTCCACTTATCGATGTACGTGGTTCTACAATGTCTGAAGGTGATACTGGAGGTTACCCAGATATTGAGGGTATGAAGAAAAACGGAGTTATGACTTTTTGCATGCCCGCTTGGTTCATTAGGGCTTGCAACGAGCCTGTTGTTTTATTTTTAGACGAACTTAATAGATCTTTACCCGCAGTCCAACAATCCTTCTTTCAGATTGTTTTAGATAGACAGTTAGGAAATGATGAAAACGGCAATCCATATAATTTACACCCAGAGACTCGCGTCTTTGCAGCTGTAAACCACGGATCAGAATATGATGTAAACGAAATGGATCCTGCTTTATTAAGACGATTTTGGACTGTTGACCTTAAGCCCGATATTGATAGCTGGATTTCTTGGGCAACAAAAAACAATATTGACAATATGATTATTGAGTTTCTAAAAACTAGATCAATAAATTTTGCTCCTGATGCTAGTTCCATTGAGCCAGGAAACGTATTTCCTACTCCAGCTTCTTGGACTAGGTTAGATGAAGCTATAAAGTTTATGGCAATTGACTTAGAAAAAGAAGGAAAGCTAGATAAACCTCTGATATATAACATTGCTTCAGGTTTCGTTGGCACACCCGTAGCAATTGAGTTTTCTGACTACGTAGAAAAATACGAGGCTAATGTAACTCCTCAAGATATTTTAGACAGATATGATGATCTAACTAATAAAATTAATAGATTAAGTAATGATAGACTCAATCTGCTAATTGAACGTCTAGGTGAACATGGAAGACAAAATAACTGGACTGTAACACAAGCAGAAAATGCAGCAAAGTTTGGAAAAAGTATATCAGAAGAAATGCTTATTCATATGTGGAGCAAAATTTCTGAAACTAAAAACATTAAAACAATTCAAAACTTTCACAAATTTATTGGCCAATACTTAGTGAAAGTTGTTAACTCAAACAAAGATTTACTAAGTAATTAATAATAAAGTTTATAGTTTTGTATGCGTGCAAATGACTATAAAATTAGTGTATAATATCATTAAGGAGGATAAATGAAAAAAGAAACAACTTCTAATGGAATTAGTAGATCAATAAATGTTTCCCAATCAGATATTGATAACTTTAAACTACAAAGTCATCTAGTAGACCTACTTTGGGACGAACCTTTTTATAGTAGAATTTTAAGAAGCTTAAATAAAATTGAAACTGAAGAGATACCAACTGCAGGAGTTCTTTGTAAAGACGGCGAAATTACAATGTGGTGGAATAGAAGATTTCTTGCTTCACTTCCAAAAAACAAAGTTAAAGGTTTAATTAAACATGAGTGTCTTCATCTAGCTTTTAAGCATACAACTGATAGAAGAAATTCTCCTCATATTATTTGGAACTATGCAACTGATTTAGCTATTAATTCAATTATACCCTATGATGAGTTACCTAAAGGTGGTTTAGTTCCTGGATATCATTTAGAGCCTTTAACAAATGATGATATGGAAAATATGACAAAAGAAAACATTGACATGTTTAATGTTCTTTCAAGTCTTATTGCATCTTTTCCTCAAAACAAAACTTCTGAATATTACTTTGAAAAACTCATGCAAAATGAAACAATCAAAGAACATGCAGAAAAATCAAGTAGTTTCTTATCAGATGGCTTTCCTGATGTTGGCTTTGATGACCATGAAGGTTGGGATGAGATGAGTGCTGAAGCACGAGAAATGATGAAAGAAAAGTTAGGAGAAATATTAAAGTCTGCCGTAGAAGAATCAAATCAAAAAGGATGGGGTTCAATATCTTCTCAAGTCGCAATTACTCTAAACAAAATGATATCAAAGACAATTAAATGGGAAGATGTTTTAAAAAGATTTTGTGGTTTTACGAGAAGAGACGATAGACAATCATCGACTAAGAGGCTTAACAGAAAATATCCTGCAATACATCCAGGATCAAAAAAAATATACAAACCTAGAATTGCTGTATATGTTGATGAAAGTGGTTCAATGCCAGCATCAATACTTGAAAATTTCTATGGAGAGCTAAATAGTTTAAGCTCTAGAACAGACTTTTATATGTATAAGTTTGATGCTGTAGTAGATGACAAGTCAGGTTTTCTTTGGAAAAAAGGTAAAAGACTTAAGATAGAAAGGACAATGCACGGAGGCACAAGCTTTCAATCTGTAACTAAACATGCAATCAAAAACAAAAAGAACTTTGACGGCTATATAATCTTTACAGATGGTTGTGCACCTAAACCTTCACCTTCCCATGGCTTAAAGAGATGTTGGCTCTTGATGCCTAATTGTGAACTAAGTTTTAAAAAAAATAATTCAGATATTTTAATTCAAATGAAAAGTTAACAAAGGATAGATATGTTATACCATTATAACGGCGAAACTTTTAAAATTAAACAGGAAAACAATAAGAATAAATTATATCATAAAGCTGTTAATAAATGGTCGTCTGGTTGGACGTACATTGGCAACTTTAAATCACATGATCTGGCTCAAGCTGCAGCTAGAAAATATACTTTCTAAGAGGAAAAATGAGAAAAGAAAGATTTAAGATTACAATTAGATATCACGGACTAAGAGACTACGATGTGGAAAAAGTAAACTATGTTTTTGATGCGTCTTCACCTAAAGACGCTATTAGAAGAGTAAGCAAAGTGTATAAAAGAATTGAAGACTCTGGCGGAAGGCTTTCATATTATGCAAAGCAATTTCTAGAAGCTGTAGCAATTTCAGCAGAAACTGACCTACTTAACCCTTAAAAAAAAGCAGATTAATGTATAGAAAAATTATTTATGAATTTCTAAACAATATGAAACAGACAACTTCTACAAACGATAAAGTAGAAGTTATGATGCATTCTGAAAAGTCTGTTTTAAAAACTCTATATTATACTTACAACACATTCATACAATTCGGTATTACAGAAAAGGTTCTAGAAAAAAGAAAAGATCTATGCAATATAAATTCTGAATTTAAAGAAGACAAAGGAATGTTTAGTTTACTTGATTCTTTAAATCACAGAATGTTAACAGGTCATAATGCAATAAAAGAAGCGAACGGATTTCTCTACAACAATCCAGACTTAAAGGAAATATTTTATCTTATATTAGGTAGAAATCTAAAATTGCGAGTTTCTGTAAAACTTATTAACAAAGCATGTCCTAACTTAATACCTACGTTTAATGTAGCACTTGCTAACAAGTACGATGAAAAAACAAAAAAGAAAGTAGACTTGCAGAAAGATGTTTGGTATGTATCAAGAAAACTCGATGGTGTTCGCTGCCTTGTTGTGGTGGACGAAAAAGGAAAAGCTAAATCATTCTCCAGAGCAGGAAAACAATTTCATACGTTATCCTTGGTAGAAAAAGAAATAGAAAGTTTAGGCTTTAAAAATGTAGTATACGACGGAGAAATGTGCATTGTAGACAATGATGATAACGAAGATTTTCAAAGTGTAATGAAAGAAATAAAAAGAAAAAACCACACAATTAAAAACGGTTTGTTTCAAGTATTTGACTATATACCCTACAGAATATTTAGCAAAGGCCACGGTGAAGTTGGTACTTTTTCTCAAAGAATAAACACTCTTAACAATATTATTTATAATACAGACGTAGAGTTAAAGCACGTTAAACTTTTACAACAAACGCCAATAAACAATTGGAGCGAATTTAATGTATTAAACAGCAAGGCATCTGATTTTGGCTGGGAAGGTCTCATGTTAAGAAAAAACAGCTTCTATAAAGGAAAAAGATCTAATGACATTTTAAAAGTTAAAACTTTTTTTGATAGCGAGTATAAGGTTGAAGGATTGAATTTTGGACCTTTTAGATACATTAAAGAAGGAAAAGAAGTTGAAGAGGAAATGCTTACTGCAGTAACAATAAAGCATAAAGAAAATACTGTTAATGTAGGAAGCGGATTTACTATAGAGCAAAGACAAAGATTTTATAGTAATCCTGCAGAGATAAAAGGAAAAGTTATAACTGTACAATATTTTGAAGAATCTCAAAATCAAAACGGCGAGTACTCACTAAGATTTCCTGTCATAAAGGCTATACATGGAGATAAAAGAGAAATTTAGCATAGGTGACTTAATAAAGTTTCCTTACGGCTTTGACATTAGAAAGAAAACTTACTACTTAGGAATAATAGTAGGAAAAAAAGTTACCAACAATATAGTTACTTATAAGTGTTTTACTAATAATAGCTTTGAATATGTTCAAGAAGCTGTTATTATAAACGTATAAAACACTAGAAATAAAGCATATTGTTATATTATAAAAACCAGCTAAAAGCTGGTTTTTTTGTGTTTGAAAAAAGTATTGTAGTTTTGACGAAGCAGCGTATGTACACCGCAAGTCACAATTAGATTTATAAAAAATAGAATATATTTATAGTATAGATACATAGGAGATATCATGAAACTTATATTATTATTAATTTTTTCGTCTTTACTTTTAAATTGTTCTGACGAATTGTCAAATTATCAAGGTTACGAAAATGACTTTAGGAGTAAGTCATACTTCGAAGTTAAATATGTTGGTGCTACTTGTGATTCGCAATGTATCTATTCAAGTTACGCTGTAACTTATAATTTGCAAGAAAAACAGTTTGACTGTGTTGAAGGACCTTGTGCTTGTGTAAAAGAAGGTGATGCACATACTTTATGTAGTGATAAGCCGTTAGCTGAAGATTTGTGGTCGCAACAAGAAAGCATACAACCACATAATAATCAAGTAATAGAAATACCTTATTATAATCAATATGACAACGCTAACTACCCGCATTCAACATGTCAAAATACTAGTATTGCAATGGTATTAAGCTACTTTCAATATAACATTCAACCAGATGAGATATTTTATAGGTGGGGTAAAGATATTGCACAGTCGCCTTCCGGATTAAATCAAGTATATACAAGCTATTCTGCAAACAGTGAAATTAATACTTATACTAATGCTACTCCTGAAGACTTGCGATCTGCGTTAGATAAAGGTTACATTGCAATTGTTCACGGATATTTTACATCATCAGGACATGTAATTGTCGTTAGGGGCTATGATAAGCAGCATTACTACGTTAATGATCCTGCAGGCAAATGGGATGGTTGCTTTAAATGTGGATACACTACAGGCAATTACAATGGTATTACTAAATACTCAAAAATATCATTTGAAAACGCAGTATTCACTTCAAATGGCAGCTCTTATTTACCCGGTTGGATCCATCTTATAAAAGGTAGTTAAAATGAAGATTTTATTTAATGTCTGTTTAATTTTTATTATGTTCATGATTAATTTATCATACGGTCAAAGTTATGAATGCGACAATAATTTTGGTGATTGTGGAACACCAAATCAAAGTGGTGGAGGAGGTGGAGGTGGATCGATACTAATTGCAAATACTGATTTAGGCGACACCTACCAGCATGCTGACGACTATGATGATGACGGTATTGAAGATCCTTCTGACAATTGTCCTAGGATTATGAATCCTGATCAGCTTGATCGAGACGGTGATGGAGTAGGTGATAGCTGTGATAATTGTCTTTCTATATGGAATAAAAAGCAAGAAAACACAGATGGCGATGACAAAGGAGACTTTTGCGACGAAGACATTGATAACGACAGCATATTAAACTATTATGACGAATGTCCTTATCACTGGGGTAACGATACATGTTTCGCATTAAATGTTTTAGAAAATTTTAATAACAATAGTGATTACGAAGATGAACACGCTGAAATAGGAAATACAAAAAGTTTTAAAGAAAATGACATGTTTATCAAAGCAAGTGATAAACATGTCAAATTAAATCAAAGCTGTAATTCATCGAGATATCCAGATTTTTTCAATGTTTTTGCTTTAATCTCTATAATAATGCTAGTTATTAAAAAGAAATGTAATGAACGAAAAATTTAATGTAGGTGACTTTGTCTATGTTAAGTCTTACTATATTAAAAACAATTTTAGTAAGCATGAGATACTTTATCTTAATAAAAGTTATGCGCTGATAAAAAACAAAAAAAATGGTGAACTTTATAAAAAAGTTGCAATAAAGGATATCACAAAAAGTAAAGAAACAGCAGTAATAACTGAAGATATTGTAAAAGGTGATCTTGTAAAATGCATTGTTGACAACAGCAGAATAGAACAAGGTATCGTAATTGATGCATATGAAAACTTTGTTCTTGTACTTATATCAACTAAAAAAAAGAAAGTTTCTAAAAACAGAGTTATTGTTGTTAATAATTAACCCAATTCTAAGTACTTAATCTGTATAGTAAAATATACATGCAATAGCTGCGGCTTGACGAAGCAGAAGGTATACTGTGAAAGTAAGAAACAAGTTAACAGGTAAAATTGGTATAATAAAAGACTGGAATAAAAGTTTAAACGGTAAAGTCTGTATTGTTGTTTATGAAATAAACATATCATACAACAAAAAGTATGACATATGTAAAGTATTAATTGACAATAAAATACACACGGTTCCAAAACACTTTATAAAAATTTGTACAAGTTTGAGCGCTGACTTATAATTACACATTAATATTTAAAAAGAAAGAGTGAACGAGCAATGAAAAATAAAAAAGAAGATAAAGATTTAAAAACAGTACTAATAATATCGTTTTCATATTTTGCATGTTTTTTAATACCTGCAATTACAAATTGTATCCAGTAATAAGAAAAGTTTCTATCAAACCATACTAAAAAACCAGCTTAAAGCTGGTTTTGTTTTATAGATTATTTGTTAATGTTACTGCGGAATACTTATACTGAATTAAAAGTTAATATCAAATCCTGACTTACTTTTTTGCAAAGGAAGAATTATAGTCAATACTCCCTTTTCTAATGAAGCTTTAACTTCTTTTTTTTCTATGTTTTCACCTACGTAAATTTTATGATTTAAGTTTGAAACAAATTGAGAATTACTTTCCTTGCTTTTACTTGTCACACTAAGATGTTTGTCTTTAAAAGTCATTTGAATTTCGTTTTGAGAAAGTCCCATAGCTTCAGCAGCAAATACAACTTTATCTTTTTCGTTTTTAATACTATAGCTAGAACTTGATGCTAACCCATGCTTTAACATAACTACGTCTCTTTTTAATAGCGGCGAGCTCGCTTCAAGTATTTCTTCGATAAAAGATCTGTTCATTTATAAATTACCTTTCTAGTTTGTTTTTGTTAGTGTGTATAATATAAACACCAAAATTTAAATTGTAACCCTTTTACTAAAATAAAATATTTTTATAGTAACTTTCAATTAATGTTTTAACTGGTATCGATCTAATTTTACCTCCCCAGCTATTTACTAAAGTTTCTAGTTCTCTCATAGGCATCGTGTTTTTTTCAAGTAAAGAATAAACTTCTTCTTCATAGCTAGATATGTTTTCAAATATATAAATTATACTTGAATTTCCAATGTCTGTAATCTCTTTGTTTTCGTTAATAGTAATAATAAACTTTTTCATAACATAACCTCCTATATTAATAGGTAGGCATTAATTTAAAAATTCTATACTGTTGTAACTTTTTAACCTCAATAAAACAATTTTGTCTTGAACAAGTATGTCCATAAAAATATTGTTACTACTTTCGTCAATAAAATAGTCTGTGACAAGATAAAAACCTTTGCTTACTTCAACATTTATTGCTGTTACATCTGAAGGTGTAATTACTCCTATAAAGTTTTTATGTAAACAAAGAAGCTTGCCTATATATTTCAATTTAATAGTTCTTTGTATATACGTCTGCAATACCTGAAGCTACAAAAGAATCTGGTTTTACTTTGCACACAAATCCACAACCTGTAATGTAACCTTTTATCATGCTTTCGTATCTAGAAGAATTGTGCTGTTTATTAGTATTAATATCAGCATGTATTTCTATGTTTGCACAATTAATTTTTTTTCTGATTTTAAAAGCAATGTCTATAGAATCAGTTGTTTCTTTAAGTAGTCTTTTTGATAAATCATAATACGAATCGTCAGAAACTTTTCTCTTAGTATAAAAAAATCTTCTATCATAAAAGCTGTTGTCATTTATTACGCATATTGCGTTTGCAAAAACAAATTTTCCTCCGAGCTTAACACTATCAGTACCTACAATAATTTTATGATTTTTGTTTTTTACAACTTTTTTTAATATTTGTATTACTTCTGTTTGAGTAAATATTTGTTTTTTGCTGTTTTTCCATTTCATTTTATCACCTATATGATTGATAATTGACTTCGTTTGTTTTTAAACTAAACTTTAAACAAGTATTACAGCTCGAGCTTTTTGTTTTTATTGATTTCATACGTTATATATAACGCTAACATATATGATTTTAATTGTAAAAGCTTATTGTTAAATAAACTGTAATGAAAACAAGCAATATTGAAGCTAAGTATTTACCTAAAAAAACATAAAAAGGTTCTTTATGATAGTAGTAGTAAAAAAAAGAAAAACATATTGTTAGAAAAAAAGAGTATATTAAATTTACCAATTATCTTTAACCTTTACTACTGTATAGCCGTGTGGAAATAAAACTTTTCTTTTGTACTCTTCATGAGTAAGACCTGAGCTTTTTATTTCTTCATGCCATTCTTTATACATTTGATAACCCAACTCAGTCAGCTCTTCTTCAATTGGAATATCTGAGTTTGAAGGATCTACGAAACCATCATTAGGTTTAACCCATTTACCTTTATTACTTTTATTCTCGTTCTTGAAAAGCTTTAAGCTTTTTGGTGTTCCTTCTAATAAGGAAGCATTTAAAATAAATTCGCAGCTTACTTCTGTTTTTATTTTTGAGTTTTTTCTTGTAATAACTTCACATAAACAAAAAAGGTTTTTTCTGCCTTTAACTGATATTAATTTGATCCATGCTTTTTTGTTTCTCTTAAAAGCTTTTATAAGATCAATTGCGTCTGCTGAAGAAGTTTCACCTTTCTGTATAGAAGTTGTTATGTTGTCCAGAATGTCTGAAAATACTTTTGACTTTAAAGAAACATACATCCACTTTTGTTTTACGTCAAAAAACTTTAATTTAATTTTTTCTCTCATGATATTTCCTTTTTTTATTATTATACATTTAAAAAGAAAATATTACACGCTAGTCAACATACTCCCATTTAGCTGCTTCAAATCCAAAGTTTTCAAATAAATAGCTTTCGATTTCATCTTCATCTTCATCAAAAAGCTCTATTGATAAAGTCTTAGGCAAGCCAGCATTTACTCTAGCTTCTTCGTATTGCAAGTAATCAAACTCTGTGTCTTTAAAACACCAAGTAACTTTAATTGTATTTGTTTCTGTATTACTTTCTTGAGACATTTTCAAACCTTTCTGTTTTTTGTCTATATATGTCTATGATTTTTGTTTTTTTGCTTTTTTGTCTATTTCGAATTGAATAAACCATAAAGCCTTACTCAAATCTTCTTCTGTTTTTTCTTTGTTTTTTTTGCCTGCTCGAGCAATATATTTTATAGCACTTCCTAACTCAAAATTTAAAGACCATGCATTTATAACATCAATTACTTCGTGACCAGTATCTTTTAAATAATGTGTAGGATGATCCACGTTTTCTTTCATCTTTTTCCTTTTTAATTTATTATATGTAAATCTTAAATTAAATTAAGTCTTCTATCTTTTGTATGCCAAAACTTCTTAACTCTTCCGGTTGAACTTCAATATCAATAAACTCTTTTTTAGCTTTATGCTCTTTAAAGTCACCACTTTCTAGACCTAACTTATGAGGTACACCTTCTAAATTAGCAATATTTCCGTTAAGTAAATCAGATTGATCAATATAGATTTTTACATGATGATCGAGTTTAGAACCTTTTGTTCTCAAATGAAATCTTACTTTGTCTTTAGAAGCAGAGCCAAATCTCATCCATGCAATACCTGTGCTGTTAAAAGTATCTAAAAGATTTGAACATTCCATAAAATTTTCTGAATTTGTATCAGAAGATAATATTTCTTCGTTTAAAGTATTGAGTATGTTAAGCCACACTATATTATCTTCTGACACTTTTGTTTTTGCCCATGCTCTTCCTCTGCCTGAAAACATTGCTTTTATACTTGCATTGCTTGTATGACTAATGTTTAGATGACAATTGATTGCTTCGTTAAATATTTCGCGAAGTAATGTAAGTTTAATTTCGTGCTGATCTTCTTCAAGCTTAGAAATAATATTATGTACACCAGGAAAAATAATTTCTTTGATTAATTGAATGTCCATTTGTTAATCACCTCCATAGAAATATTATATTTAAAAATTAAACTTTTTACATGCATAAACAACTAATTAATTTTTTCCAGAAATTAAATTTTCTGCATATTCTTTGTTGCATTTCATACATAGATTATCGCAATTATTACAACCGTAATACTCATGAAAAGCATATTTGCATTCATGAAAATAAAAGTCATATTCCTTTTTACACTTATCACACTTAAGATTGTTTTTCATTTTTCTTAACACTTTCAATTATGTTTTCTTCTAAATCTAAAATTTGAACTTCATCAATGTAAGTTACTATTTCATAGTCGTTGTTTTTAGTTCTAAACAAAGAAGTTATTTGAATGTCTAGGTCTAAGACTAGTTGTGCAAATTTTTTTAACTTTAAACTTTCTTTTTCAATCATCTTTTATTTCTCAATAGCTCTCTAACTTCTTTTTGTGTCTGTGACATTTTGCCAACCATTCTTGCACCCGGCTTTTCTATTACATTTGATACTTGGCCAGATCTTAAACCACCATTAACTAAACAATAAAAATCAAAATAATCTATCTTAGTCTCTTCATCTCTCCATAGATTTACAACCTCACCAAATCCATAGTTTTGATCTGCCCCTTTTAGTGAAACCCATAACATATCGCCTAGTTTAATTTCAGTAGTTTTCGACATAAGGCAAATGATTTTCTGGTTTTGAAAAATATTTATGCAAGTGATATTCGTTTACAATACAAGCTTGATTTGTCTTAAGTCTTGTCAAGCTAATCCTGACCATCCTTGTCGCACCTTTAGTTTCTAGTACTTCGCTTCCTAGATAAACAAAAGGTTCGTTTAACTTAATAGGTAACTTTTGCCCGTCTAATCTTAGCTCTCTTTTTGCCGGCATAAAATAATTACCTTTGTTCCTAAGATAAACAAAGGATCCAGAGCCTGATTTGCTATTAAAAATAATAATGTCGCCTTTTCTTATTTCAACGTATTTAACCATTATTGTCTCCTTTTTATATATTATAACAAAAATTTTTACTATTTACACGTATTAACTAACTCATTCGTTGCCCAATCAACATTTCTATATTTATTTGAAAAATATACACCGTATCCTGAACTGTTAGGTTGCTGGATTTTCTTATCCAATACTTCCTCTTTTGCAAAACCGATAAACATAGTAAGTAAATTATCTGGCAGCCTAACAGTCTTATGCAGCCTTTTAACATTTACTTTAAAGATTTCTTCTTTGATGTTGTAATGGCTTGGCCAGTTGTTTTCAACAGCTTTGTAAAGGCATTCTAAAAATATGCTTTGTGTTTTTTTGTCTTCTGATATATTTTCTAAATTTCTATACTTTAAATATTTTATTATCCTTGCTATTGTAAAAGGAGAGTCTGAAGAGCTTAGTTTAAGTATTTTTTTTGCATCACACTCTAATGCTTCTTCTTCATAATAAACTATGTAATCATTTTTTTCTTTTAAAATTCCATACTTACAGTTTAATACGTCAAAAGAGTTAAAACATTCTTCGATATTTTTGAAGAAAAATTTATTTACCAACTGTACTTTTATATCTTTTATTTCTGAAATGTTATCATCGAAATAGTCAAAATTTAATGCAAAGTCGCTAGTGTAACAATTTAATTTTGGATGTTCAAAAACGTTATCATAGTGACTTAAATTTTTCATATGTCCTGATATTTTTTTATATGCAAGATCATATTCGTTTTTTGAGTTGCAAAATAAGTCTATGTCCCCTGAGCTGTAATATTCTGATAGGTAATTTATAATTCTATTAGTCTTTTTATTATTGCTATTTATATCAAAATGTGCATGACAAACTTCTCTTGCAAAACCTCCAGCTATCCAAAAGTTTGAGTCAAATGCTATTTCAATAACTGGGTTTCTAAATATATTATTTAACTGTTCTTTGTGTATACCTTCGACAATAAAAGACTTGATCATTTTTTCTCCAGAAAAGTGTTAGAAAGAAAAGAGTTTTACTATGAAAAGTTTAATAAGTATACTCAAGCAATCCTTCAAGCTTTAGAAATTTCTCCCATTCTTTAAGCTCGAGCTCAGTACAGCTTGAAAGCTTAGCCTCTTTTATTATCTCATTTGTTTGTCTAACAATTTCTTCAGCTTCTCCATTATTAATTGTACTGTTTTTTGTTTTTCTTCTTTTAGGCAAAGGCTTTTCTTGCTTTTTCTTTCTATCTTCTGGATTGATTTCTAACTGCATCTTTACTGGTGTATTTCCAAGCAAAGGTAAATCCTTGACTTGATTATCATTTATAATTAATACACAGTCTGGGTGATCAATTTTTGAACCTCTTTTCCTTACTTCGAAAATAACTTGAGGATTATCTTCGCTTCCTGTAGGTTTTGAAAATCTTATCCAGGCAAAACCTTCTCTTTCAACATGCCTTACATACTCAATACCATCAGGAGAATTTGCAATTGTCATTACTTTATTATACACATTAGAATCATTAGGTACCTTTACCCAACAATTACCTCTGCCTTTATATCGATCTCTTATTGTATTTTTAAAATTTGACATATTAAAGTTACCTTTTTAAGTTTTGTTGATGTTGTTTTGTATATTATAAATTAAAGTTTATCTAATATACACGCATTAAGAAATTAACTTTGATTTTCCTTGCCCAGGACCTACTGTTTGACCAGTCTGTGCAGCAGGTGTTCCTGCTGTTGCAACAGGAATTCCGGGAAGAACGTCTATTAAAATATCTGCAGATGTTACAAACTCGTGTATTGCTTTAGCAACTGCATCACATCTTTGCTTTACTTTAGCTTTAGCTTCGCTTGTCATTTCAGTATCTTTTGTTTCTGCTTCAAAGAGTTCACTTGACAATTTTTCTTTTTTTAAAGCCATTATCTATTCCGTTTCTATAATATTGTAGCTGAAAATGATGAAGCTTTCTTTTGTATTAGTATCTTTTACTTCAAGCATAACATCACAATCTGTAGTTACTGTGACTTCTTCAACTATTCCAGTTTTAACGTTTTCTTTAATTACATCATCAACGACTACAGGCACATTAAATTTTATTTGTTTGTTTAGCAAGTAAGACTTTGAAATTTTATTGACATCTAAATAGTACAGTTCATGTTTACTTTTTATTTCTTTTAACAGATTTTCTAATAAGTCTTTGTTCATTTTTTATTTACCTTTTTTAAATAAGTTTTCAATAACTACTAAAAACTTTAGCATTGTTATTTCAACGTAAATTAAAGTTTTTAATACTAAAGAAGGATTGTTTGAAACTACATACATTTTTTGAAATTGTTTGTTTTGTTTTTTTGTTGGTTTACCTGAAACGATCCATGATAGTTCTCCTTCTTCACTAACAATAGCTAACATAATGCTACCAGATAAAATTTGTTTTTCTAAGTTTTCATCTAACAATTTATTTCCTCATATTTATTATTATATTATTTATATGAAAATTTACAACACAGAAACGAAATAAAATGAAATTTATAGTATTTTTTTTGAGTTTATTATTATTAGCTTTTGACATTCCAATTGAAAAGATAAAGTCTTCTTACGGTCATATAGAAGCTTATTATAAAGTTCAACCGAAACAAAGTTTGGATTGTGAAAATTGCTTTACATCGATGGAGGCTTTTCAAGAGATAAGATCAATAAACAAAAAGCTAATGCAAATGGCGTATGTCAAAGCTTCTTCTTTTATAGTTAAAAAGAAAAAATCAGAAACTATTTCTATTACTTCTGAACATGTTTGCAAAGAATTAAGCGTCTTTTTAAGAGATCAAAAGTTCAAAGCTTTAGCAAAAGATTTGATGAAGACAATGGCAAAAACATATGCAGACAGTGCTTTATATTCAGAGATATACAGAACTTATGAAATCGTTCCAAAAGCTTATATATATTCTTTTGAAGGAGTAAAGCATGAAATAACATCGATAATACTCTCAGACAGTAAAATTGATACATGTGCAATTAAATCTTTAGGCGTCTGGGGAAAAGAAGTAACTTTTGCAAAGAGTGGTTGTTTATATGAAAAAATATTTAATATGTCTAGCTCAGGGGGATATTATCATAAAGGATCAGTAGCTCTAAGAGAAGGATATGTTAACGGAAGAGTTGAAGAGTTAAGAATACAAGAAAGAAAGTTTAAAGAAGTAAATCTGTATACTTTGCTAGTTAAACCAGGCGCATCAGGATCTGCTGTATTCAATGTTAAAGGAGAAGTATGTGGATCAGTTAATATATCTTTTATAAAAGTTGATTTAAGTGCTGGTGCTTCTTATTCTGATCTAACTCAATTTTATAAACAATTGCGTTAAAATATTCTTCAACGTTCCAGTTATGTCTAGAAGATAAAAGATTTCCTTTTCTATCATAAACTGAGCTGCAAATCTTGCATTGAACAATATCACTATGAAACTTTAAAATAACAGCACCACACTTACATTTTGTTAACATACTTTTCACTCTTCCTTAGGATTAAATATTTCGTATAGATTGTTATCTATGTCACAGTCTTCATTGCTTATGAAAAAACACCATAAAAACATGTTATTTTACCTTTCTTGCGCAATTTTTTGAATTCTGTATTTGACTAACATTATGTCCATGAAGAACTAAAAGTCTGCATACTTTTATTAGACTACTAGCTTGATACTTTGATTTAATTTTACAGCTTTTCTTTACATTATGTATGCACTTATGATACGCTGGTTTTCTTTTTAAATTATTCGTATTTAATCCATACTCAGCCAAAGCAGTTGCTGATATTGACAACGATAAAAAAACTATTAATTTCATCATTCTATATTCCAGTTTTTACCGGGTAGATTATATTCACCGTCATCTTCCTTAAATCTATTTTTAATATCAAACCTTTCAGCAACTGTCTGAGAAACATTGACAGCGACTTTGTGACTAGAAAAAGTTTTTGTAATTACTTTGTTTCTAAAAGTTACAGTAAGAAGATGATCATTACTTAAGTGCATTGTACCCCAATTTACGTTTGACCTTTTATGTAAATTATATCCTTCTTCTGTTTTCATCCAGATTAATCTTTTCATATTATGAAACCTTTCACATTAATATTATTATAAAAACTAGCTGAGATTAATAGTGTTCTTTAAAAAGACTGTCTACTAGCCCAGGCATAAAAAATTGTTTTGCATGTGTTAAACATGTAATTTCTTTATTGTATAAAGCTTTTTGTCTTGTTTTTTCTGAATATGCGTAAAATGTTTTGCTTGACACATTAAAGCATATACTTTTGTAAGCCCCTCTACAATAGTTGTCTGATATTGTCCAGACATCATCATCCACATTGAATTTAACAAAAATACATTTATCACCTTGACTAAAAGATTTTCCGTGATTAAAAGCTAATTTTGCTAATTCTTTTATTCTTTGTGGTGGGCTTCCGAATTCTTTTATAGACTTATTTTCAAAAATCAAATTATTCTCTTTTTTGTTTAAGAAGATTAATTATATCAAAATTAAAACAATTCTACACGCTTAAATACTTTTAATTAAAACTAATTATCTTAGCCCCAAGCACTTCCTTGTTTGTTTTTAAATGACTTTTTACTTTTTGAAGTAGCTGAATTACGTACGTCAGGCCATAAATAATATACTGTATAACCATGTTCAGACTTATATACAGCTTTTTGTTTTCTACCGTTAATATCAATTTCTCCATAGTAATATTTTTGCGGGTCTCCTTGATAAGGTCCAGCTGGCCATGGTACGTCGAAGCTTCCATCATTACTGACACCTATGCCATTATTTATTCCAGCTTCGTATATTAAATCGTCTTCTGTCATTACAATATCACCAACATCAACATCACTGGGGAAGCCAGACATACCTTTGATATGCTTTGTTAGACTTTCAATTTCAATTTGATAACCATATTCTTCATTAATCATTTCTTCATCACCATGCTGATCAAACCTGTCGTAGCAATAAAAAATATCTTTACCATGAATATCTTCTAACTCTTTCAACAAATCTTTTGCTTTTTTTGTAGGATTGTGTCTAGTTCTTGTTATAGATCCTCCTTGAGATTCGTTAACTTTACTTTTAAATTCGAACTTTCGCCATTCTTTTAAGATTTTTTTTGTCTCATTAGTTTTTTTCATGTTGCATCCTTTATTTGCTTTCTATAATAAATATAATCTATATATATAAAATTACGTATTTACCAAACCATATATCAAAAGTACTAATTAAATCTTCATAGTTACTCATCTTCATTGTTTTGATAATATCTTCTATTATTATTTTGTCATAACCTAGCTGTTTTCCCAGGCTTTCAGCAAGTGACATCAAGTAATATGCATTACCATTAGGCCCACTAAGGTCAACTTCTATGTGTCTGGCAGGTTTTTCTTCTATACTTTTAATCATATTTCATTCCTTAAAGCTTATAAGTTTAAACATGTCATTTGATTTGCTGCTAAATAACTCACTTGCATACACTGACTTAAATTTAATCTTTCTGTTATTTATTAAGAATACTAAAGACCTTTCTTTATAGGTTGCTCCAAAGTTATTATCTAAAACTAAAAGTATACTTCCTTCTTTTATTACTTTATGATTAAAATGATCTTGCCAAAAGTTAAAAGTTTTTTTAACAAACAACAAGTCGTTTTCTTTTACTTCGTTTATGATCATAAAATTATCTATTTAACTATAAAACTATTCTTGCCTTTTTTAAAGCTTTGATAAACTGATTTTTCTACTAAAGCCCAGTATTTTTTACAACTTACATTAGCAAACATTTTTTCTCTATTTCTATAATGATCTATACCATTAAGAAACTTAATGCAGCCTAAAGTTTTTACTTCTTTTTCAAAGACACCTATACATACAGCATAAACATAATCTTCTAACTCTAGACAGCTTTTTAGATAGTTTATTTCTCGAGAAAGCTGTTTATAATTATTCAATACATATCTCCTTAATGTTATGTCAAATCTAATTAAACCTAAAATAGATAGTTATAGATATACTATGAAAAAGGTAATAGACGATTATGAGAAAAGTCATTCAGACAAAAGAAGTTTTAAAAGAATGGAATTCTTTTTTAATAAAAGAATCAAATGCTGATAGAGTAAAAAGGATGATTGATGATCTAGAAAGCTTTGGAAAACAAATTCATATTACAGAGCCAAGTAAAAGCGTTATTGTAATTACTTATGGAAAAAATTACACTAGCGGTAATCGAGATGCATCAAAAAACTTATTTGGACAGATACGCTGTTCAGACACTTCAGCGTCATATGATGATAAACAAAAAGGCATTGGAGCAGGAGAAACAAACTCTTGTTGGGAAGTTGATTTAACTAGTCACACTACTAAGGGAATGGGTCCTTTGCTTTATGAAGTGCTTATTGAATATATTAGCAATATAAAAAGAGCTTCGCTTAAACCAGATGCATCCTCAGTTTCTGATTTAGCAAAAAATGTGTGGAATAAGTTTAACGATAGACCGCAGAACGATGTTAAAAAAATTCAGTTAGATGTTGGTGAAAAAACTGTATATAGATTTAAGAGATACAAAAACCAAGATGTTAAACAACTAACACCTGACAATGTTGAAGATGATACGATGCAGGATTCATCAATAAGAGACAAAGGTTTTGATGCTTGGGAAGAAAGTGCTTTAAGTAAAGCCTATAAAAAACTAGATATGCCGATTATAGATGAACTTAAAGCTAGAAATCTAATTATAATGCCTAAAACATTTAAAAGCAAACTAGGCAGTGCATGGGGTTAATTTTAAGTGATATGAGAATTAGTAATTTGTGATATAAAGATGATTAACTTTTCTTTGAACTTTATTTCTATCTTTAAAAGCAATATTGTAATTAAACTTATTGCTTTTAATGTTAAATTTCTGGTAAAGACTCTCATATAAAACATCTTCGCAGTGCACAATCATCCAATTTGCATGCTTTATATTAGCTACCTCATGAAACAATTCAACGTGATGTCTATCATTCCACTCTTCAACAGGATATCCTGCCCTATTTCTGTAGGGAGGATCTATAAATATAAAGTTGTCTTTTTTGTCGTTTGCCCTAATACACTTTTTATAGTCTTCACAAGTTATAACTGTTTTGTTCTTTAGAAAGTCATGATGCTTTTGTGTTAGATTATTAGTAAACTTTTTATACCATCCATAGGGTACATTAAAGTTTTTTGTTTTTTCGTTGACTCTTAACATTCCGCTAAAGCATAGCTGTCTGATTATGAAAAAAGCGTATGCAGCTTCTGCTCTTTTAGAGTAATCTTTATTGTTTAAAATATCACGCTGCTTATAGAACTCGTCTTCCAGAGAATGTAGATTAGCTCTGTTTGGGTCATCTTTTCTAGCAAAGGGTATATTAGAATATGCATTTCTAATTAAACTGTCAATCTTTGAGTAATCGCTAGGGTCTGCTATCGCTTCGTAAAAATTACTAATGTCTTTGTCTAGATCGTTAATAACAGATTTTTTTTCCAAGTGAAAAGCAATTGCAGCGCTTCCTGCAAAAGGCTCTACTACAGTATCAATAGTTTGAGGAAGCAATTCTACAATTCTTTTAGTCTCTTGCTTTTTTCCACCTGGCCACTTAAACAACTTCTTCATTTAATAAGCTTTCTAAAACACTTATGTGTTTTTTAATATTTGAAGTTAACTTAGTTTTTCCGTCTTTTTTAGTACGAGAAGCAAAATTATCTGTATCAAATCCCGGAAACATTTCTAAGAATTCTTTTGAACCAATCCTTACACAATCTTTATGAGTAATTTGATTTGAAATGTTTAATTCAACAAATGTTTTCCAATAACTTTGACTTTGATCACCAACAGTCAATATAACAAATTTATTACAACCAGACTTTTTAAATCTTTGAATATAATCGTCAGCTTTAAATTTACTGTCAAAAGTACCATTTTCACCACCATTTTTAACTTCACAGTAAGTCTTGATGCCTGTTTCATTGTGTATTACTAAAACGTCAATATATGATTTTTTTTCTTTAGTTTTACCATTACTATCTTTCATTGTATATTTGTTTAATACATGAGAAGTAGCTGTAAAATCTTTACAATATGTGTTTATTGTTTCTTCGATAATACTTTCTAAAGTAAAAGAGTTAGAAATATTTGAACCATGTATAAGTCCTCTTAAAGCATTACATAATTCAAGATCATTTGTTTCACTTAAGTAACATGAAAGAGAATTAAACATATCAATTCTCTTTTGTAGGTTTTCATTTGATATGTCGTAGTAACTTTTAACTTTAGTGTCGCTAGATGATGTTTTATTCCATTTATTCATGTTGTTTCCTTAAATATGTAGGTTTGTTGTTATGATTTATTATATTACAATATTGATTATTTTACACGCAATTGTTTTTAAAAAGGATGTTTACTATAACAATTAAATGCATGAGATAAATAGCATATTAACTTAGAGAAAATGTGTATTGCAGATAAAGAAAAACATAATAATGAGTTAGTAATCAAAAATACCACCAGCCGGGATCGAACCGGCACGACATAATGTCGGGGGATTTTAAGTCCCCTGCGTCTACCTATTCCGCCATGATGGTGTAAAGCTAATAAAGGGACTCGAACCCTTAACCTGCTGATTACAAATCAGCTGCTCTGCCAATTGAGCTATATTAGCGATATAGTACACCCGGTAGGATTTGAACCTACGACCAATGGCTTAGAAGGCCACTGCTCTTCCACTGAGCTACGAGTGCTTATTGAGCATTATATGATACTGTATTTTAAGTAAATAATTTATTTATAATGTAAATTAAAAAAATAGAAACAAACCCAGGAGTATAAAAAACAATGCAAAATCTGAAGGATAGGTTTAATACTTCAAGATAAGTTAACTTTTTATCTTTTATAATATAGTCTTTAATGTCATTTATTGTTTTTTTATACATGCTTTTTTTTCGGTATATGCTGAAATATAATGTATGGATACCACTGGTCTGCATATGAAGTACCAATTCTAAGCCATATGTGCTCATCTTCAATATCTCTAAGAACGTAACCAGAAAATTCATCATCTATATCAGAATTAATATTTTCCATTCGTACTTTTGCTAAGTTTTTTTGCGCAATAAAACTTTTGTTTTGATTAGCATCAGCGTAAAGCACGTAATCAAGCATGCTCCTGTATCCATCCATCTCATCTTCTACAGCTAACCACAATATATTGTCAAATTTAAAGGTATGTTCTTGTTCGTTTGCACCTTCGTAGTCTCCTACAACGCCAACGAGATTATGAAAGTGGTATAAAATTGATTTTTCTATACATTCCATTTAAAGTGTTTCTTCGCTTTCTAGAGTAATTCTTTCAATCTCTTTTTTAAATGCATTGTTATATGAAATAGTATTGGTTTGCGGCATATTATCTATCAGCTGTAAAGACAATTCAGCATACTCAGTAGTTGCAATTACTGGAAATGTTAAAATTAGATTGTCATCTTCTATAAAAGACTGACAAAATCTACAAGTTAGTTTATCAAAAAATTGTTCAGGATCTATTTTTGTTTTATGCTTTTTATTAATAGCACTTATTGTTGAGTATATGATATTGTCAGAAAGTGTTGGATGTCTGTTGATCTTTAAACTTTTATTCATATTTACCTCGTAAAATTTAAAATTATAAATGGGCCCGGTGGGGATTGAACCCACGACCGGCCGATTATGAGTCGGATGCTCTAACCACTGAGCTACAGGCCCGTAAGATATTGAGGTTCCCAACTTCCTCAACTAGACACAGCCTAAATGATCATTACTTCGATCACGCTTCCGCAACCACAAAATAGCATTCTGCTAGTAATGCATGCTAACTATAATGATGGTCTGTGTCCCCCACATATTATATTTAATTATCGAGGTGTTACTAAAATAGTATTTTCTCCGTTTGTATACACATTAGTAATTTCAGAGCTATCATAGTTTTCTGCTACTTGCTGAATTCTACGAAGTTGATCATTTAGTCTAAACAAAGGAGTAAACTGTGATGTTCCGTTTTGA